GGGGGGACGGCGAGTGAGGACAGCGCCCGTGTGGCGGGGGGGGAGGGGGGCGGGCGAGGTGATATCCGATACCGCCAGTGGTATAGCCACTAACGCAACCGCACGGAAGGATGCCGTGGAATCCCAATATCTCAACACCAAGAATAATATCAGTAACCAAAGGCTGTCTATCTATAATCAACAGGCGGCAAACGCCACGCAAGCGGCTAATCAAGGATTACAGGCCGGGATGGGTCTCGTTGGGGCTGACGCGCAAGCCTATCTTGACAAGGGTAAGGGATTATTTGAGTCTATATTCAAAAAGTAAACAACAATGACATTAGAGGAAAGATATAATAGGAAAAGGACCCCGGTCGTTCAGAGGCCGGAATTGTCCACTACGCCATTGGTTGAGCCGGAGGTTGCCGGAAGCCAGAACCCTATAGCTCCAACCGTGGATAATACGGATGAGACCACTCTACAAGCTAACGTTGGCGAACCTCAAATGAACGATTACCAATGGAACCAAAGGCTTTATGAGACGCTCTTTCAAAAGCCGATAAGTCAAGAGGAGGAGGAGAGAAGAAAACGGGCCGCTTCCGTAGCTACTGGAATCGGGCATCTAGGCAATGTGTTGTCTTCCTTCTCCAATTTGGCATTCGCGGGAGAGGCACCTTCGCAGAAACTACCCACCGTAGCTGATCCTAAACTACAATCCTATTCTGACAGGTTGGAGGCTATCAGGCAAAGATACGGGGCCGGGTATCTGGCCGCAAGGCAAAACGACATCAATAATTATCAAAGGGCATTGCAGCTTTATAGACAGGATCAAGCGAGAAAAGCCCAGAATGATTTGGAAAAGGCCAAGATAGCGCAAAGTGCCGCTCAATTCGCAATAAAGAATGACAGGGAGGAGCGGAAGATGAAACAGGATGCCGCATATAAAGAGAGAGAGTTGGGTATAAGGCAATCCAATCTCCATAGTCTTGAGCAATATCGTACCGCTAAAGATAATGGCTCTGGGGCGGATAAGTCTATTGACATCATCGGCAGAAACGGTAAACGTTTCACTTTGTCCGGTAAGGATAAAGATGGGGTTATCGCTTATATGTATAAGAGGATGTTGGAGTATGCGGAAGATCATCCAAAAGAGAATAAGAGTATATCGGATATATCGTGGCAGTTTGGTGAAGGTGGAGACCAAAAGACCAAACAAGCCGCTATTGTCATGAGTAATATTCAGAATTTCCCGGAATTATACGATGAGTTTGATCAGATAATTGGATCGGGAGGTTCTTCTACTAGTACTAACAAGAAAAGTATAGGTTGGGATAATAATTCGAGTTCTAAAAATGTAGGTTGGTAAAATTATGGAAGTGAACAATACCAGAAAATTATATGACGCTTTAAAAAGCGATGGATATACTGATTTGGGCGATTTTTCCTCTTTTGAGGGGAAATTGAAAGACTCAGGTAAGCGTGAAATGCTTTATGATGTCTTGAAAAAAGATGGATGGCAAGATTTAGGAGATTTCTCCCAATTCGAGAGTAAATTAGGCTATGCTCCAATTAATAACGAGAATATTAAAGAGACAGACTATGTTTCCCAATCAAGTGTTAATCCTCCTCCTGTATCCCTAAGACAAGAGGTTGATATTCCCAAATCAGATCAATCCGAGTATGTTAATCCATGGGATAATTCTGCCGATTATAATTTTGAGTCCTTGCGTAAAAAAGGAAAGATTGAGACCGCTACTCCTCCACCTCCTACGGAGTATGAGAAGGATTCTTCTTTTATGAATACTTGGGCTGGAGACGCTATACAGAAGCTAAACGCAGGAGGAGCCGATCTTGGTGCCGGTATCTTTGGGGTATTGGATAAGGTGTCCAAAGGACTGGAATCCGCAACGGGAGGACTGATCCCACGTGGCGGGGCATTCAAGGATATCTCAGATAGATTCAAGGCTGATGCGGAGTTTTCCCGGGCAAGGTCAAACAGATACAATGGCAAGGATTTCACCGATCTTTGGAAAGAAGGGAATTATATGGGTGCCATAGGTGATATAGCCTTGCAAGGCGTAGAGTCGCTTCCGATGTCAATCGGGGCCATGGCCGCAACAATGGCCGGAGCTCCAGCGGCCGGACTCGCAGGTATAGGATCAATAGTGGCTAGCCAGAAATATGATGATCTTGACCAGAATAACCCAAACATGGGAGAGTTCGCAAAGGTATCTAACGCTATTCTTACTGGTACGGCAGAATCCTTGTCTGAGATGCTGGGCGCTGGCGTATCCAAGGCTTGGATGTCAACCTTATTCAAGACGCTAGGAAAGGAAAAGGCGCAAGAGGCTATCAAACGTGGCATAATGGGTAAGATGCAAGAGTTCTATAAAAAATTCGGTATGTTTTTCGAGCCTGTAAATGAAGGTATCGAAGAGGTATCTTCCACGCTAGCGGAGAATATAACGGATAAGATAACTGGTGCGGATCCGGAAAGGGATTTGACCGATGGTGTATTGCAGAGTTTTGTCTATGGTATGGGAGGCGGCGCTTATTTTACTGGAGCCGGAGCGTTGGCTAAAGGTGCGCAATACGTAGCGGATAAAATAGGAGGCAAACAGGCTCAGCAGCCTATCACCGATTCCAATGTAACAGATCAAGGCGTTGAAACTCCTCCTCTATTAACTAAGTCAAGGTTTGCCGAGGCAGAGGAAGAAGGTCGAAATATGACTGATCCGGGCGATATACGGACGGCGAGCAAAAAAATGGAAGAGACAAGGCTTTCCCTATCTGGAATGGTTCCGGGGTTGGCTAGTACGATAGAAAGCTATGTGGATGATGGAGCTAGCGAGGCCCAAGTGATGAGTCTTCTTGATGGAGTTAATGCGGATGCCCGTCCGTTAGCCGAGGATTTCTACGCTGATTATCTCAGGATATCCGGTTTGCAGGATCGTATAGGCGAGGAAATAGACAATGAGGTTGAAACTTACGTTGCCAATAATATTACTCCTTATGTTACCACGAATCCTGATGGTCAGTCTATCGTTACCACAGCTACGCTTAGCGAGGGAAATGAGGAAAGACCTGTGTACGTTAGGAGTATCGAGGGAGATAAGGCCGTTATTTCCGATAACGGACAGGATCGGATGGTCTCGGTGAAAAGGTTGAGCGATATAGTAGAGCAAGATGCCGGTCATATGAGACGGACCTATGAGGATCAATTATTGGCTACCCGCCAGTCCGAGCTTGACATGACCATGCATCATAATCCCAAGACGCAATTACCAAAGCCGGGGTTGATCATATGGAACGGGGATAATGCGTTTATCCTTCAAGGACAAGATGAGAACGGTGATTGGATCGCTCAACCTGCGGCTTATGATAGAGAAACCGGGCAGGTGACAGCCAAGAATGGCTCTTCCCCCGCAATGCCTATAACAGAGAATGAGATTCTTGATCTTCAAGATGCCATATATGACGCTCAACAAGTTAATGTGATGTCGCCAGAGGATGATAATGTAGCAAGTGCTGATGCCGAGATAACCTCTGCACCTCCCATGGAAGATGCGATCAACCAGCCAACGAGTGAGATTGAGACGGAAGGTGCCATTGATCAGATAGCACAACCTAGCAATGTGGAGAATCCCTCCATGGTCATGCGAGAAGATGGTACGCCAGATTTCGTATCGTCAGGAACGGATATGGCCTTGGATTTCCTCTATGATAAATATGGCGATAAGATGCCAAGGAAGATCGAGGTGACGAGAAAGTCTTTCGATGAAAGCCTTAAAAAAGCGTCTGATGCCTTGGAAAAGGCGCAAGAGGCATACGATGATGCCCCTATCGGAAAAGAGGATAAGGCCGAGGCCGCATTGATAAAAGCCCGACAAGAATATGAGGCGATCAAGGTCGAGGCTGATTTCTGGGCTAATCTTGATGATGATATCAAGGAGGCCAGCAAGAAGCCGGGTGATGTCATAGCGAAGGAGATCTCCGTGATAGGTGATCCTATGAGCGGAGAGGAGTTTGCGGCCATGATGCTGGCTAATGGGGCGATCAAATTGACACGTGACAGTTACAAGAAAGAGACCGGTGCCGGGAATAATGAGACAGCGAGGATGTTCGGACTGTTCGCCTCTCCGGAGAAAGGCGGTGTTAATATAGAGAGGGCGGGTGAGATATTGGAGCTTGCCGATAGGGAGAATGGCACTAACTTCTTCGATGAGAACGATACGAACGCCGGAAGGGACGCTATCATAGAGGTCTTGTCTTCCGCTCGTACACGTGGAGACTTGATCGATTATGTCAAGAGGAACCGTGAGGCGATCGCTGAGCGTGAGAGACAGGCCGAGTACAACGCTTACGCTGAGTGGTGCGAGGAGAATTATCATATGTCCCCGGAAGAATACGAGGCGTATGAGGAAAGCATGGCACGTGATTTCTCGGAGAAACAATTGACTGATGAGGAGCGAGGCGAGCTTGATTCGCAAATCGTGGATGAAATACAGGCCATAATTGACGAACAAAATGAAATAGACGCTATCTTAGCGCAAAATAAACCGATAGAAAATGAAAACATTGAAGGAAATGACGAAAGCGGAGGCGATGGCTTACGCGAGGGAGGCGGCGAGGTACTGCCAAGAGAACAACTTGATCAGACCGGGGGAACTGGAGAGGTTGAGGGAAGAGAATCGGCTGGCCCCGACATTGATCGCACGGATGGAGCTACACAAGAAGGCTCATCAAGGGGACTAGTTCCTTTTGTCGCTCCTTCTCCAAAGGAGAATGAGACCCCATTGGACTATGCCGAGCGCATAGTTGAGGCTAAGAGATTGCACGAAGAGGAGCTAAAGGTTGATACCAATCCAACAGAGGCGCAGAAAGAGGCCGGCAATTACAAGAAAGGCCATATAAAGATAAACGGTTTCGATGTCACCATAGAGCAGCCCGCCGGTTCCGTCCGTTCCGGTAAGGACGCTAATGGAAAAGAGTGGTCTGTTACCATGAACAACACTTACGGTTACATTCGAGGTACTGAAAGTGTGGATGGTGATCATATAGACGTATTCCTAGGTCCGGATATGAATAGTGACATGGTGTATGTCGTGGATCAGGTGAATACTGATGGCTCATTCGATGAGCATAAGGTTATGATGGGATTCTCTTCCTTGGAAGACGCTAGGTCCGCTTACTTGTCAAACTATGAGGAAGGTTGGCAAGGGTTAGGCAACATTACCGGGGTAGCGTTGGATGGGTTCAAGAAATGGATTGATTCCTCGACTCGCAAAACAAAGCCCTTCTATGAGTATAAGGGAATTAAACAGGAGGAAGGCGATATTTCTAAAAATAATGATTCTGATAATTATAGCATTGTTCCCTCCCAATACACTACCAAGAAAGGAAAAGTTCTTGATATGCGGCTATTGAAGTTCGGTAATGAATTATCGAAGGAACAGCAACGTGCCGCCAAAGAGCTGGCCAAGGCTGAAAAGGGTTGGTATGACAGGGAACAGCGAGGTTTCATGATGCGTAGCGATGAAAGCGCAAGGCGGTTGGCCGATACCATTCTTGGCGATACCGATGCCGTAAGCGATGCGCAACCTATTTCTCTTGAAGACACACGCAGGGTCGTAGAGCCTCAAAAGGTAAATGTAGAAAACCTTATTGGTGATATCAACGATAAGGGCAAAGCTAAATTGAGCGATCGTACCGTTACCCCTAGCGGTAACCGCCTTGTTACCGATGAACGGTATGCGGAACTCCGTGAGCGCATGCGCAGGAAACTAGGCGGTCAAATGAATATGGGTGTTGATCCTGAGATATTGGCGATAGGTACTGAAATGGCGGTTTATCATATAGAGAAAGGATTGCGTAAGTTCTCTGATTACTCAAAGGCAATGATCGATGATCTAGGTGACGCTATACGACCGTATCTTAAAGCATTCTACAATGGAGCGAGGGATTTGCCCGAAGTAGGAGATAACGGATGGGATAAGGATATGACCGCTTATGAGGATGTCCGTTCATTTGATGTAGCTAATTTTGATAAGCCTGTCCCGGATATAATGGATGCCGCCGAGACCGTGGTTAGAGAGACAGAGATTGCCAGACAAGCGAGTGCCGCGAAGAAAAAAATAAAAAATAGCCGGAAAAAGCAAACGGACAACAAAGACAAACCATTACCTTTGTATGGTAACGATTTATTCACTCCTAATAATATTAAAGACAATGAGCAAGGAAATTCAAGAGCGGATCAAGGCGTGGGAAGAAAAGCACGGGAAGAGGATCGAGGATCTGAACGCGGAGGAGACCGTGGAGGCGTGCATGGAAGTGATGTGCTTGACACGGAGCGAGGCCGAGGAATACCTATCAGCGACAGCGACAAGCGGCCTGTTGTAAGGAATCAAAACAATTTCAGCTTCCCGGAGAAAGGTATTGAGCTTCCTTCCGGTGATATATCCAAGCTAAAAGCCAATATTGAGGCGATAGAAACGCTGAAAGACGTAGAGGACGGCCAAGGAAAACCTACCCCGGAACAACAAGCCAAGATGTCAAGGTACGTTGGATGGGGAGGTTTGGCCGAAGCCTTGAACGAAGGCAAATACAACGCGCGTGACAACAATTGGACTAAGGATCGAAATTGGAATGATAAGTATCTACGTTATTACGAGAAACTAAAATCCTTATTAAGTAAAGAAGAGTTCGACAGTGCCGTCCGTTCCACGACAACCTCTCATTATACCCCGTCCGAGGTCGTGGAAAGCTTATGGGGAATAACGGAGAAACTTGGATTCAAGGGCGGCAATATCAGTGAACCCGCTATGGGTATAGGCAACATAATCGGTATGATGCCTAGGTCTATATCTGAAAACTCAAGTATAAGCGGGTTCGAGATAGATAGTTTGTCCGGTCGTATGGCAAAGGCCTTATATCCTGACGCTAATATAAAGGTACAGGGATATGAGAAAGCGTTTTCTCCAAACTCGAAAGACTTAGTTATCACCAACGTCCCATTCGGGAAAAACGCTCCATATGATAAGGTTTTAGATAAGCAATTCAGGAAGAAACTTGGTTCCTCTTATAATCTCCATAATTATTTTATCCTAAAGGGGCTTCTGGAATTGAAAGAAGGTGGTCTCGGCGTATTCGTCACGTCCTCGGCTACGATGGATGGGGCCGATAGTAAGTTCCGTGAGTACGTGAGTGGAAACGGTTATGATCTGGTCGGAGCTATTCGATTGCCTAATGACGCTTTCCAGAAAGGGGCCGGCACGAGTGTTACGGCCGACATCGTTATATTCCGTAAAAGAAAGTATGGGGAACCTTCGAATGGGATAGGGTTCACTACTACAACGCAAATAGGTGAAGGAACTTATATGGAGGACGGGGATAAAAGGAGCAAGCCTATCATGGTGAACGAGTATTTCTCCAATCATCCCGATATGATGTTAGGTGATATGATGACCGCTTATGACGCTGGTAGCGGAGGTCTATATAGTGGAGCGTCCCAGACATTGAAAGCCAAACCCGGGGCCGATTTAAGCAAGGAACTATTTAATGCTATTGATAACTTACCAAAGAATATCCTATCAGGTGTTGTAGAGACTAAAGGGCCGGAGGTTGTGGGTGACTCCACTTTGAAAGATGGTACTATTACCGTCCAGAATGGCAATGTCTTTGTTTTAGATGGGGACTCGTTAAAACCGATTAAGGCAAATCCTACGTTCGTTCATAATGGTAAGACCCGGAAAATAGCGGATGCGGTAAATGATTACAATGATATAAAGAAAAATCTATACGATCTTATCCATGATGAGCAAACAAAGGGTGTGGACCCCGAGCCCGCGAGGAAAAGGCTAAACAAAGTATATGATGCTTTCGTGTCCAAATATGGGACACTTAACAGGAACAAGGCTTTGGACGATATTTTCGCCGAGGATGTTGAGCATGGATTACCCTTCTCTTTGGAGACCGTTAGAAGGGTACCTTCCACGACCGGAAAATCCATGGTATGGGAAGTCTCGAAAGCAGATGGTATCTTGAATAAGCGTGTAAGTTATCCATTCGAGCTGCCGACAAAAGCGGATAATGTCTTGGATGCCGTCAATATAAGCAAGTCATATAAAGGTAATATTGATATACCTTATATCTCGGAGATAACGGGTATGGATGAGGAGAACGTGACAAACGAGATACTAGAGAAGGGAATTGCTTATAGGGATCCTGTTACCGGCAATATAATAGATAAGAGCGAATATCTCTCTGGAAACGTAAAAGATAAGTTGGTCGAGGCTAGGGCGGCCTTGGAAGATCATCCGGAGTTTCAAAAAAACGTGGATGACTTGGAAGCCGTACAGCCAGAACGTATACCCTATGGTGAGATAAGTTATCGACTGGGGACTACATGGATCCCGTCTGAGTTTATAAATAATTTCGCTGATAATGTACTGGGTATATCTTACGCTAACGCTAATTTTATTCCGGAGATCGGTGAGTATATTCTTGATAAGAGGGCGTTCATAACCGATTACGCTAAAGCCGGTCAATTCAAGACTGAGAGAATGGACGCTATAGACGTGTTCAAGGCCGCTCTTAACCAACGTAAACCCAAGGTTTATGACGAGATTAAATATTATGAGGACGGTAAGCAGAAAACGAGAAGGGTCGTAAACGAGCAGGAGACACAGGCCGTTGCCGAGAAAATATCCGACATGTCCGATAAGTTCGTGGAGTATATTGATTCTAAAACGATGTTTCATGGTCGTATTGAGGACGTGTATAATGATAAATATAACAACTATGTACTAAAAAAGTATGACAAACCGGTTTTTGAGCATTATCCTAACGCTAATAAGAATATAACACTTAGGGATCACCAGAGCAAGGCGGTGCAACGTTGTCTATCCGAGAGCACGTTACTCGCTCACCAAGTCGGTACGGGTAAGACCTTTACCATGATTACGTCCGCTATGGAAATGAGAAGGCTAGGTATAGCGAAGAAACCCATGATCGTTGTCCAAAACGCTACCCTAGAGGATTTCGTCCGTGACTTTTATAAACTGTATCCTTCCGCTAAGATTCTATCTCCGACAAAGGAGGAGCGTAACGCCGATAATAGGACAAGGCTGTTCAATCTTATAGCTACCGGAGATTTTGACGCTATCGTTGTCCCACAGTCATTCATGGCGTTTATCCCGGATAGCGAGGAAAGGAAAAAGGCATATATCCAAAAGCGTATAGATGATTTTGAGGAGGCTATCGATCGCATAGAAGACAAGGCTTTACAGGAGAGATTGAAAAGGGAGGCCAAGAGTATGCGTGATTCTCTGGAAGGTATAAAGAAAGGGAAAAACGTAAAGGGCAAGGCAAAGACAGCGGAGACTATCACGGCCAAGACGGAGCGTATTCTTGACAGGCGGACTGATAACGTCATGACGTTTGAGCAAATGGGTGTTGACGCTTTGTTCATTGACGAGGCGCATAATTATAAGAAGATCGGGTTTCCAAGCAAGATGTCGAACGTTAAAGGTATCGATACGAGCGCGTCACAAAGGGCTAATAGTATGTTGCTAAAAGCCCAATGGATATCTGAGAATAATGGTGGTCGAAACGTGGTTCTGGCAACCGGTACCCCTATCACTAATACAATGGCAGAGGTCTGGACTATGATGAATTTCGTGGCACCCGATATCCTAGACGCGTATAATATCAATAGCTTTGACGAGTTCGCTACCACTTTTGGAACGGTTGAGCCCTCATTGGAGTTTACCGCTACCGGTAACTTTAAGATAGCCGAGAGGTTCAAGAGCTATACGAATGTCCCGGAGCTTATAAAGGCGTTCAGGAGCCATACGGACGTTGTCTTGACAGAGGATGTCAAGGAGTTCAAGGAAGACAAGAATATCCCTAAGTTGAAAGACAATAAGATGACCAATGTCATTGTCGAGAAGAACGAGGACTTGGAGGATGTCATGCAAACCCTTATCAAGGAATTAGAGGATTATAACAAATTGACAGGAAAAGAGAAGAAGGATAAGAGCGCGCTACCCTTGGTCGTGTTCAGCAAGGCTAAACAGGCTGCGATTGACCTTCGCTTGCTTAATCCTACATTTCCCGACAATCCTGATAGCAAGACAAACAAGGTGGTCGATAACGTGTTGAGATTATATAAGGAGAGCGATAAGGACAAAGGCACGCAACTTATATTCTGCGATAGTTATCAATCCCCTTCTGAGACTCCAAAAATGGATTTATTCGATGTCGATTTATCTGTCCCTCAGTTTAATTTGTACAACGATATAAAGGAAAAGCTTATCAAGGGAGGTATTCCGTCTAATCAGATAGCTATCGTTGGTAATTATGAGGGAGAAAGGAGAAACGCCTTGTTCGATAAGGTCCGTAATGGGGATGTGCGCATTCTTATTGGAAGCACGGAGAAAATGGGAGTGGGTGTCAACGTGCAAGATCGTCTATTCGCCCTGCATCATATTGACGCTCCAATCAGGCCTATGGATTTTGAGCAACGCAACGGTCGTATCTTACGACAAGGAAACTTATACGCTACATGGGATAAACCGGTGAACATCGTCACATATGGCGTTAAAGGTACCCTTGACGCTACCGCCTATGACAGGCTTCGTATAAAACAAAACTTCATCAACCAAATGATGAAAGGCGATATATCGTCTCGTGTAATGGAGGAGCAAGACGATAGTGATCCGTCTGGAATGACATTTAGTGAGATGGCGGCGACGTTATCAGGAGATAAGACCGCCCAACTGCTGTTTGTGGCACAGAACAAGTTAAAGAAATTGCAAAACTCCAAGAGGAGCGATCTTAACAGTAAGTCTTCCATGCGTGACTCTATATATAACTCCAAACTTAGGATACAAGAATACAACAGCCGGAAGGATATCATGGAAAGGAACGCCAATATCGTAAAAGAAAACTTCCCTGATGGGGTTGAGTCCGTGACTGTTAAAGGCAATACTTTCAGCGATGGTATATCGAATGAGCTTACGCCCATTATTGATGATTACTATGATAGATATACGCTTGACAGAAACACCCCTCCTCTGAAAATCAGTCTCAATGGAGGAAAAGGCGAGGCAATCGTGCATTTCAATGAAGGTATGATGGTCTATAGCTTATATTTAGGAAAGGAAAAACTGGTTGAGAATCGTGATTTTAGCGGCGGCAAGGGTTTGATGGCTAGCATTGACAGGCAGTTGGGGATTCCCGCTAAATCCGTCTCAGATATAGCCGCTAAAATAAAGGCAGAGGAAAACAAGATAGCGGGATTAGAGGAAGCCGTTAAGAAACCGTGGGGAAAAGAGGATGAACTTAATGCGGCTCAGGAAGAGGTTAATGATCTGCAGAGACAATTAGTTGAAAAAGCTAAAGCTGAGGATATTCAGTTAGAATCAACTCTTGACGTTGATGGTACGTTGGTAAAAGAGGAAGGAGAGACTCGGTTTCGATTCATGGGAATAGATACAACTAATAATCAGGATAATGTAAGTTCTATTGAATCCTCAATCAACGATTGGTCAAACAATCTTAATACCCCTGTCAGGGTAATCCATGACGTGGACGATATAACCGATACGGATGAGAATATGTTGGCCCGTAAGAGAGATTCCAAAGGCTGGTATGATACTTCTACCGGGGAGATAGTCATAGTATCACCTAATTCCACGTCCGTAGGTGACGCTCAAAGGACTTTCCTCCATGAAGTGGTAGGGCATCATGGGTTACGTGAGCTATTCGGGGATGATTTCGATACTTTCCTTGATAACGTGTATCGGAACGCCAACGAGGATATCCGGAAAAATATCATAGACCGGACTAAAGGCAATCCTCTTAACTTGCGTGAGGCTACAGAGGAATACATCGCTGAATTAGCGGAACGTGGTTTCGATAACAAGGCCGAGCGTTCGTTATGGGAAAAGATCAAGGACTCTTTTCTTGATATGTTGAGAAAGGCCGGTATTAGCCTTGATTTCAAGTTATCGGATAATGACCTCCGTTATATTCTCTGGAGAAGCTATAAGAACTTGGAGCAAGGCAACTTGATGGATGTGGCCGAGGATATCGTGATGAGAAATAGATTAGGCCTTAACAATATAAATTTGAACGAAAATGGATCAATCGAAAGAGATATTGAACCTGAAAAAGGAAAACAACCTTCTGAAACAAAAGGTACTGGAAGGGAACTCGAGACAATCGAGGGCGTTAATGAGAACGGAAACGAAAGTGAACGAGACCATATCGACAAACCAAGGGGAGTTGAAAACGCTATTGACGGAACTGAAAACGCAACTGACCGAAATGGAAAAAAGACTGATGGCCAAGTTGACAACGATGGAGACCAACTTGACGGAGGAGATACGGGCGATAGGAGCGGAAGTGTCCGGGATGGAATCGGCGATGAGCGGACTGTCATCGGACGTGCAGGATCTGAAAACAAGGGTAGAGGCGTTGGAGAAAGCGTAAGGGAAAAGACGGATGATTTCGCTTTCGCAGAGAAAACAAAGAAAAACAATGACAAAATCCGGTTCCGGGAGGCTAAAGCGGAAGTGGAGGATGAAGAACCCCTAAACAAGGAAATGGTTGACGCTTGGGATAAAGTGGCATCTTCCGACAGTTTTAAGTTCAAAGAGGCTATGGTTGACTCTTTAACAGCTATAGATGAGTTCTTGAAATTATTGGCCAAGAAAACCAAATCGAAGATACTGGACTATGAGAATCCATATTACGCCCTTATAGCTTTGTCTTCAAAGAATAAGGCGGATATGGATAGTTTCGACTCTAAATTCCTGAATCCTTTGAATGAGGCTATAAGGGCATTGATAGGTGATGCTTCTGAGGTATCTAAGAAAGGTTTAAGAAGAACTTGGGATTGGTCTAAAGGGCCATTAAGGGATTTGGTTAAATATGTACAATCTAAACACGGTATCGAGAGAAACCGTGATATGTCCGTAAGGGATGGCATAGAAACTCTTAAGGCGTTTGACGTGGACGCTTTGTCTAAAATGGGGGTTATTTCCGACTCTGATCTTAAAAACGCTAAAAAAACAGCGGAAAAGGTTGCGGAGGAAAAGGGGAGTGAGGCTTACAAAAAGACGTATGACAAGGTTCTTGGCAAGGAACTAAAGAAAGGTGTTGATAAAGGTAAGGCTGAGCGTTCTGCTGAGATAGCCGCCGATTATCGGAAATCATTTGTCAAATCCGAGATCTATAACAAGGAGATGGATAAATATAAAGAAAAGGTGACCGGAACGTTAATTGATAGGTGGGAAGATTCAAAGAAAGATGTCCTTAATAAGGATCTAGCGTGGGACGAGGAACAAAAGGAGTTGGATCGAGAGGCATTGTCATTCCAATGGAAGTTAGGCGATAATTCTTATGGTGTGATTCTAGGAAAGGACTATAGTGGTTTGTCTTCAGTGTTTAAGTCTTCGGAGGATGGAGCGAATAAAGATAAATGGCTTTCTGACGCTTATGATTTCGTGAGAGATTATGAGTCTACCCACAATATGGTTTTGGTTGATAATCTATGGGATAAGGTTCATAACGTGTCAGAGTATACGTTAAGGAGGCAGTATGAGTCCGGGCTGATAAACAAGTCCTATATGGATAAGAACTTTTCCCGGTTTAAGTACTTTATCCCTTTGAGAGGTTTCTCCGATAATATTGCATCCGATGTTTATGATTACATAGACGCTACGGAGATAAAGATGGGAAACCCAGTGAAAACCGCAAAAGGACGTATCTCTGAGGCTGATAATCCTTTTGCTGGTTTGATACACGTTGGATACGGATCTATTACCGCTGGAAATAGGAACTTGGCGAAACAACGTTTTCTCAATTTAGCTAGCAATCATGACACTGGCGGTCTTATTACCATAGATAATATCTGGGTTCGAAATGTCGGTACCGAGGAAAATCCGGAATGGGTGGAGTCCATTCCGCAAATACCGGATAACGCTTCTGGCGAGGAAGTGGCCAAGGCGGTGAAAGATCATGAGGAAATGATGAGAGAGCTTAGAGAGGAAGGTAAGGCTGAGCTGATTAAAGGAGGTCGATCGGATATACCATATAAAACATTGTATGACCAGAGAAGCCAGCATCAGGTACAGGTTTTCGTGGGAGGTAACAGGTATGTCATGACCGTTAATGGCAATCCCCGATTGGCGCAAGCGGTAAATGGATTGACTAATCCGGATGTGAAGGATGATCTCGCTTACGTCGTAGCTAGGAACTTGAAAACATTTATGGCCGGAGCTCTTACGTCCAAGAACGTGGCGTTCTCGTTTGCCAACTTGATAAGAGATACGCCTTATGCCAATAACTCCGTGTTTGTGACGGAGAACTTTAGGTATTTCAAGGATTTTTCAGGGAACCAGAGGCGAGCGTTATTTGGACTTCGGAGTTTAGGTCGTAATCTGTATAAATACAGAAGGGGAGAGATTGATATTTCTGATAAGGAACAGGCGATATTTAAGGAGTTCATGGATAATGGAGGGGCTACTGGATATACGTTCGTGGAGACGCAAAAGGAATACGCCAAGGATTTAGCGAACAAGTTAGAGAAACTTTCGGATGGTAATATTGGGAAGTTATCCCCCAAAGAACTAGTCTCTACTGTATTTGAGTGCTTTGAGTTCATGGGTAATGTAGCGGAACTTGTGAACCGATATGCGGCGTATAAGACGAGCCGGGAACATGGAAGATCCATTGACCGGTCAATCAATGATGCCAAGGAGGTATCGGTTAACTTTAACAAGAAAGGTGCCGGAAAGAAAACGAAGAGCGATAAATGGTATATTAACACAGCAGCGTGGATATCTGAGTATGGAAGAGATTGGGTGTTGTTCTTTAACGCCGCCGTTCAAAGCATGTATAAGGAATATTCCATGATGAGAAATCATCCAATTAAAGGAATAGGTTCCCGTATAGCCCCACTAATATTCATGGGATCGTCTGTCTCGTTACTCAATAATCTGTTTATGCCTATGCTCTTCGCTTATTTGGGATGGGATAGCGATGATGATGATAGGGATTATTTTGATTCATTGAGCGATCATGAGAGACAGAATAATATATGTATTCGTTTGACTCATGGTCGTTGGCTCAAGATTCCGTTATCTCCGGAGCTTGCCAATTATTTCAAGATCGGAGATATAATTGCCGGACAATTATCTGGTAAAAGGGAAGTGGAGGCTATGGATGTCGTTAAGACAGGGATTGATATGGTATCCCCGTTAAACATAAACTGGGAGTATGATAGTTGGAAGTTCGCTCTAAATCTCCTGCCTACGGTGGTTCAGCCTATCGCCCAAAACGCCTCTAACGTGAATTTTATGGGTAATCCTATCTATAAGACCTCGATGAATAAGGCTAATGATTATGATCCGGAATATACTAAGGTCTACAGGAGTACCAGTACCACTATGGTCGAGTTGTCGAGGGCACTCAACTCGTTAACGGGTGGCGACGATGTCAAGAGAGGCACGAGCTTTAATCCGGCTACTTGGCAGAACATTCTTTCTGGATATACAGGAGGTTTTGGTACCGTGGCATTGGGCGTGTCTGATTTAGTCCTTGATATGCTGTCCGGAGAAAATGGAGATATGCCGGTGAGTCGTTATCCCCTGTTAAGCCGTTTCTTGACCGGAGGGGACAAGGATTTGAAGCTGAGCCGGATGAATTCCATATATAACAAGAAGGTCGTAGACTTTGTCTCGGAAATGGATCATGATTACAAGGGATATCTAAAGAAAATACAGGATACTTCCGTGGACGATTTCGACAGGGCCGGATATATGGTCAAGTTAAACCAGCTGACCGGTAGCGATGATTACAGGAGATCCATGGTATTGTCACAGTACGTGAAGGCCATATCCGATATGGAGAGGTTCCTTCGTGAGGTCGGTAGCGATAATGATTCTCTGGAGAACCAATTGTATGAGTTAAAGTTACAGGCGCTGGAGATATTTGAGGATTCAGATGAGTGATAAGATAGCGGGTGGCGTTGGTGTCACCCGATATCTTTTTACATTTTAAATATATTCACTGATCAAGCCAATAAATGCTACTATCGATATAATAGAGGATATGAATATTATCAAAGTGCTTAACCTAAAAATATATATGGATATAATTTCAAGTAAATTCCATGATTCTGTACCTAGTATCATAAACTGTGTCGTATATTCTTTATATCCGGTTTTTATAGTTTTTTTCTCTATAACACGATAACATCCAATAGGAATTAAGAAAATACCAAGGAACATTAAAAAACGGTATCTTACTTCTGATATGCCGTATGGTGTTGTTGATTCTCTGAATCTAATTCCTTCAAGAATTACTCCTAAAATCCTTGCGTCATACAAATAGATGTTTTTCCCTTTTCCATTAGGTTTCCTAGGCTCGAATTTTTCTTTCCATAATATCTTTTTTAAAATAATATCTCGATTGAAAATATAGACTAATATCGCCGATGCAAGGATTGTCATGCTGTTTAAAAAATCTTCCATATTTATTTTTCAAAAAAGTCAGATTGGTTAATTTTTTTTGTTCTCATGTTACCATTAGACACTTTATGAAGAGTTACTTCATAGTATGGAATAGAAATTCCATTTTCTGTTCTCTCTGAAAACATATTAAAATAGTCTTTATAGTTGGCTTGTGAAGAGTAATGTACATTTGATTGAAACATTCCTAACTTCATTCCATTGAATAATAAATTAGGATTCCAGTCATTACCATAAACACATTTCATCTCATAAATACCTTCTGGAATATTTCTTATATCATACGATGTGTGTTTGTTAATATATACATTCCTAATTATCTTTTTACTAGTTATGTTTTTTAAAATAACAACAGCGTCTTGATCACTTCCATTATTTACCGTTATATAATTATCTTGGCTATCATCATATGAATTAATTCCAAAGTATTCAGTAAATGGAGAATCTCCATTCATAAGATGATTATTCTTATATATATTTGAATCTTCAACTTCTTCAACCATAGGCGCAACCTCTTCAACATAATCATCAATCTGTTGTGTAGGATTTATTGTGTCTGTATTATGGTTATTAATATTGAATAAATTAGCATGGTAAGCTATATATATAGTTATTATTGATATGCAAATAAATATTAATATATTTTTAGAATTAATACTTGTCTTTTCCCTTTTATATGATCGTTTATTGATTGGACTCTTTTTTTGTTTTTGTATATTCTCTATATCAGACTTACTTCTATTTGTTTTGTCTGTGTTTATTGAATTGAAAATATTTTGCCTATAGGAATTTAAGTCATTATCATATTTTGATCTTCGTTCTGGGTCAGATAATACTTCATATGCCTTTTGTATTTTTATAAATATATCATGTGCATTGTCGCTTTTGTTTTTATCAGGATGATATAATAATGCCTTTTGCCTGTATGCTTTTTGTATTTCTTCAAAAGTAGCACATTCAGTAATTCCAAGAATAGTATAGTATGTATTTATAGACATGTTTTGTATTTTTTGCAAAATTACCCAATCTTCACATCCGTTATTCCGTAGGAGGCATGTTTTACGGCATGTCCGTGAATTTTCCAGTAGTACTTACCCTTCCAACGAAGTATATCTTCTATGCGGCTTGCTGTATATATTAGATGACAAAGTAGTATTGTTATTCCACCTTAATCTTTAACGGATATCCGCAGTTAGGGCATTTATATCCACCATCGGTCTCTTTTTGTACTTCGGAAGGGGAGGCGAAAAGTTGCCATGTTTCAACACCCAGAACAGAAGCAAATCTTTTAATAGTCTCTAAAGTTGGATTCTTCATTAATCCATTCAGATTTTGCTTCTTTACTCCTAGTAAATCAGAAAAAGCCGTTTTAGTCAATCCTCTTTCTTTTAGTAATGCTTCAATATTATCCATAATATCTAAATTTTAATGCTGCAAAATTACATATACATATGTAAGTAATGTTATTTATATTACTAATTAACGTTAAAGTAATGTTTTGTTATTACTTTCTTCTTGCATGGTAATGTTGTATATATTACATTTGCGGTAAATCAGTCAAAGTAAATCCCCGAAAGCGGAAGTGACTGAGCCGCTAACGGGGATATGGATAATCTTTAATGCAAAGTAAAGATATGGAAAATTTGAATAGTTTGTTGCCTATAAGTGAAAATAATGGTAAAAAAGCGGTTAACGCAAGAGCTTTACATGCTTTCTTGGGGAGTAAGCGTGATTTCTCAAATTGGATTAAAGATCGGATAGACAAGTACGATTTTATTGAGAATCAAGATTATGTGGTTTTCAACAATTTTGGCGAAAACCCTAAAGGCGGTAGACCTCAAATAGAATACGCTCTATCCATTGGTATGGCCAAGGAACTGTCCATGGTTGAAGGGAATGAGAAAGGCAAGCAAGCCCGCAAGTATTTTATCGCCTGTGAGGAAAGCAGGAAGGAGCTGTCTCGAAAGGAGATCCTTATGATCGCCTTGAAAGCGGAGGAAGAGAAAGAACAACTCGCTCTGGAGAATAAGGCTTTGCAAGAAGATAACGAGAGGAAGCACGCAAAGATAGCCAAGCTCCAGCCCAAGGCCGATTTCGCAGACAAGGCATTCGATACCTCTGACAAGGTCGATATAGGCATGGCCGCCAAGATACTGAAACTCGGGTTCGGAAGGAATACCCTTTTCAAGAGATTGAAAGAGCTAGGTGTTTTCTTCTCCAACCGTAACGAGCCCAAGCAGAGGTTTATTGATGCCGGGTATTTCGAGATGACCGAGAAATTTATAGAGAGGAGCAATCATCCGGGATTTGTCGTGACGAAGGTCCTCGTTACCCAGAAGGGATTGGCTTATATAAACCATCTTTTGGGCGGTGACCCCGGTGATGGTAAGATTACTAGGATTGTTTGACAGATCCCCTTCCTTGACTATGCCAAGTGTTAAATTGTGACTTGAAAATAGATGTACGGCGTAAGCACGTACGGCCAAGACTTTAACCTTTTGTGACTTGAAAAGTATTTGTGAAATATTAAAAGATTGATTGAATATGAAAGAGAATGAGATTACAGATAAAGAGGCCATCTTCAAACTGCTTGATTTTTATAGGAGTGAGGTTGTTAATCTTAGCGGAAGTTTTAACATGTTGTTTGACGAGGTGCTAAAGATAAAACGTGATATAAGAGAACTGAAAGGGGCAAAGCCCCCGGTTAAGGCAACGATGATACCATTGAAAGGAGGCCGATATGGGAAGTAATATATAAAGCGACTGGATAGCTTCCATGATGGTTGACTCTGGATAATAAGGGTCGGGGGATTACCTTCGGCCCTTATTCATTATCTGCTTGTCTCCTATGGGATGAAGCTATTGATCGTTTTGAGGTATCTAAAATAGAAAACTCCCCAAATCCTCACGGACAAGGGAGTTTTTATTATTTAACTATAATCTATATGAATGGTTTTCAGACAACCTTAAACGATCCGATTCTCACGAACGAGAGCGTTTGTAATATCTAAATCCATATCTAAACAAAGACATACTTAATCATCATTGCCGATCCTCCCGGAATAGCAACGGTGGGTATATCCGTATTAAAATGCTTCCCAATACCACCCAAGGGAAGCGGGAAATATTTATTCAAACTATATTTTATGCCATAAGGAAAGGAGTGTGCCCCCATCCTCCAAAGCTATCCCCTTGACATAAATATACCTCTGGTTCTCACGAAAGAGCGGTATGACATTGATAAAATTATTTTATGAATACAACCTAGTGTAATATCTTTAAGTAATGACTCCGGTCCATCACGGATGAGAGCCATAAGGGGTTATAAATATATAACATACCATATACGCATAAAAAAACGTGGCGCCGTCGCAACTACCAAGACCCGGCGTCCCCACGCCAACATAACAGGTAGTAAGCAACGGCCCACGTCTTATATATAGATTATATATACAAATAACGTGGGCGTATTGTTGCTATCGGCTCCCTGTTATGTTTATAAATTTGGGGAATTTAGGTCTTTATAGGAGACGATATCTTTAACGCCACAATGTGTGTCACGTCTTACATTCTAATCAGTGACTACGCGAATATACTCTCTTTATTTTACATTAGTAAAAAATAAGTCGTATTTTATTTATCTAATATTGATTTTTACAAGGGAAACGTTCATGCGCACGCTATAAACTCGACTCATTTTTTGGATATGAATCGAGATATCCCGTTGATTCTTCTTTGATTATAGAAGGCTTAGGCATATCCTCTGATATGAGCGCTCCTATCATGTCTGTCATCAATATATCGTCGTGATTGCCACGACCGGGAATATTCCCGTAACTACCGTCCGGACGTTGCTCGTATTTGGATGCCTCCTTATACATGCGCTCATCCGGGTCTATGAACATATCGTCCTCGAACGCCACTATGAAATTATCCACCATGTCCTGCTTGGTCTTCTTGTTGGTCTGGAAGCCTATCTTCTTGTATATGCCGTTCCTTATGTCCTCGGGATCCGTCGCCGCACGCATGTAAAGATTGGGGTAGATATCCTCTATCTTTTTCAGTATGCCACGAATATGATCGCCTTCCTCCACGAACTCGGATGCCTCTGATTTTTTCTTATCAAACGTATTGCTCTCGAAGGCGAGAAGGGCGTTCTTGTAGTATCTGGCGATCTTGACGGCTTTGTAGGCGAGCCAGTCATATCGTATATGACCGTGCCATCTGGCTACCACCTCCGGCTTTCCTCCGCTGAATCGTAAATTCCACCTGTTTATAACCGTTATACATGACGGGTCTGAGTTCTTGCTACGTCCACCGACATCGACGATGACAAGATACTCGTTGGATGTCCTTGTATCATCGGGCCTCTTCCAGATTCTCAACAGGCCGTTCGGATTCTTGGTGAGAATTATCCTCTTGGTCTTCTCTGATTGGGATATGTCGCCAATGAACTCTGGGGGTGATACGTATCTTTCCCGCATCACCTCGATCGTGTAGATATTGAACACGAGATTACCGGAATACTTGAAACACTCGACATCATCGGATGGTGCCTCGGATGCCATCGAGGCGTGATCATGAAACGAGGCCCTTTTCTTGATATACCATTTGATGTGCTCCAGCGTAGCTCCTTTTTCCCATAGAGACCATAGATACTGTCCCGGCTCGCTATTGTCATTAGGGGAGGTCGTGACATCCCTTCCCTCTAATAGATCCAGTATGAAAAGCCGGGTCTCTTTCTTGTCCTTGAATCTTATCATGTCGTTCTCGATAAAGAAGAACGGTATGAATAGCGCCTTACGGGATGAAGTGCCCTCCTTGGCCATTTGGTACTCATCATAGAAATAACCGGCCATGCCATTAGCTGTAGACTCGGAGATCTCCATGGTCAACGGTCTCTCCAATATATTCGAGTCTATGTTTGTTATAACCTGCTCCGCCGATTTGCCGTCCGTTGTTTTCCAGTAGGCTACCTCCGAGAAGTGGGCCATGGCATAGTCCATACCACGTGTTGACTCGAAATTCTCATAAGATGCCACGGTTATCACGTTATCACGTACCTTGTTCCCGGACTGGTCGGTGATTATGGAGTCGGACGCCGAATGCTCGTAAGGGGCGAATTGTAGCTTGTCAACACCATATATAAATCCCGGGATATTATCGAGAACCTTTTTATACATGGCCTTGATACGTTTGGCGGTATCTTTCGTCTGGGCTATAATTACGGAATACCATCCTTCCATGACGAATAGCTGTATCCACGCCATATAGAGCTGTACCAAGGTGGAACCTCCCCATTGCCGGGCTTTCAATAATATTATACGGATCGTGACTCCCTTATGCCTCATTTCCTCCAGAACGGATAGCACGTAACGTTGGGCGTAATTAAGCTCGAAGGGGATCATTTCTCCCGCCTCTTTCGACTTGATCTTAAATAACGAGAAAAAGGCGAAGGAGGGGTCTCTCGAGCAACGAGCCCAAAATAGCATGTTGGCCACGTCCTCCTCATTTATCCCATCTGAATCCGGGTACAGCTCGTTGAACCTTATCGTGTAGTCCTTTATGGAACCAGCTTTCAGAACATCTTGATACAGATCGTTCTTGAAAACCTCCTCGGTAAGCCACTGCACCCTTATGGGGTAATCATCTATGACAACCCTATGGCTATGCCCCTCCATTCCACGCCCCGTGAATTGGTCGTGCGTGCCGAATATATTTTTCAGCCTCTTGTTATTCTCGGCCAATATAGACTCAACCTCTTCCGTGAACGCTAATTTTCTGTATGACTCCATAGATGATATAGGCTATTAGGAATGACAGCAAGTGTATCCTCCAGTTGAATAAGGGGATAAACGCCATGACGATATTGCTCAATATTATTCTCCAAAGGCTTAGTTTATAGGCGTGATATCTGCGAGCGTAACATCCCATGATAAATCCGGACATGCCGCATGTAGGAACCGGCAATGAGGCTAGTGGTACGAACGAGGCCAAGACGCAAGACACGTAACCGATCAGGCATGTTTTCACACGAGGCTTAAACTGGAATAAGGCGATAAGATTTAATGATAAATGAAAGATGTTCGCGTGGGTGAACGTGTAAAGGAAATGGTCGTATGGTATGGAATTGGTATCGAAATAGAAATGTTTACCTGCGAGTTGGAGTATGACGCTTGTCAAGGCGATTATTAATGAAGGAATCAGTCTTTTTAGCTTACCTTCCATTTTTCCTTTCCCGGTTGATGCGTTGTATTATCGCCAACGCCCGTGAATAGGATATGTAAAAACAGGGGGCCGTTTGATAGACCGCGAAAGAGGTGATGAAATAAACGGAGCTTCCCTTGAATTCTCTCTTTTTCTCCAGCTCTTTGTAAATCCCATAAATGTCATCGATCATCTTGTTCCTGATCGATCGACCCTTTTCCTTGGTCTTCCCTTTCCTGATCAGCAGGATTCCCCTATACGCTTGAAGGGTGGAGATCCAGAACCTAGAGGCATGTGAGGATATAGCCCTCATTACCGCCTCTCGGTGGGATTTCACTTCCCTCATCTTCAAAGCACGTCTATAAGCTTCGTAAAGCTCCATGTCCCGCTCTGGGATGAAATCTACGCCATTAACCATAAAGAACGCTTGTTTTGGTGAACATCACAAAGATAAAAAATAGATTCACATGTTTGATTATTCTTAGGGTTCATGGGTTAAATAAAATAATCAAAATAACAAAACGGATATACCTTATTATTTTCCTTTGCCTAAAACATAATCGATTAAGGTATGGCAGATATATCTAACAAAGAGAGATTCAGACAGAGATACGCCAAACGGAATCCGGATCTTAACATGGATGACGAGGAGGCTTACTACGGCTCGGTCAACCAGTTCATGGACGAGTATGAGGGTTATGAGGGAAACTCTAAGAAAATGCGGGAGAACCTATCGAAGAGTCCAGCTTTCGCCGAGTTGATGGTAGCCGCTAGGGATCAGGATGATTTCGATCCCGTGGTGTGGATGGTACAGAATAAGGGGCTTGACTTAAAAGCCTTGGCCGATGATCCCGATTATTCGCAAAAGCTGGCCGACGCTCATAACGCTTACTTGGAGAAACTGGCGAAACAGGACGAGATCGAGAAACAAATGTCGGAGAATATGCCGGCTAGCGTGGAAGCGATTAGGGCGAAAGCCTCGGAGATGGGCCTTTCCGATGATCAAGCGGAGGAGGTTATAGGCAAGATGTATCAAGTCATGGATGACTTGATCGTCGGTAAATTGGACCCGTCTATTTTCGAGATGATGGCCAAGGGCATGAATTATAACCAAGACGTGGAGGCCGCGCGGGAGGAAGGCGTTGCGGAAGGGATCAACAAGAAAGTTACCGACAAGTTAAAGGATCTTAGCGGTAAGCAGGAAAGGCCGAGAGGGAGGCAAGGCGCACGGCAGGAGAAGCCGGTTACGCAAGACGTGAACAATCCTTTTTTATAATGAGAATAGTAACAATTAATACTTTTGCGATGAATAAATTATTTAAAGACAAGATGTTTTGGGTCAAGACTTTGTTCTTTGTCTTGGCGGTATTGACCGGTGGAGCGGCTATGGCCGTGGAGATCGGGGAGAATGGAAGTGATACGGATCCCAATGATGGCAAGCCGTTGGAGAATGCGACCCCGGACGCAGCAGGTAAGGGTATTGATCAGCAGGGGCAGGGGGCTACCGGATCTGCGGTCACTGACGCTGATCTGGCCGAGAACAAGGTAGAGGATTACGTCAGTAAATTTCAAGCGTACAAATATCCCATGCACACGGATTTCCTCAAGCTCGCCAAGCAAGTCCATGTCAACACGAAGGAACCGGAGCATTACAATATTGGCGAGGCTATAATGGATTGCGTTACCAAGGCGGAGGTGACCAACACGGAAAAGGACGCAGAGGTAAAGCTAAGCTTGTATAAGAATGACGAGAAGTTATTCGCCGAGTGCAACACTGTCTTGGTGGACGGCGTAACCGGATATGATGAGAACGGAAATTCTGACGGTAGCCCGTTAGTCCTCTATGTCATATCCGCGGATAAGGCTAACGGTATTATGGTCTCCGCTCTTAATGGCCCGTTGGATGAAGGCGGTAACATGTATGTGCCGGACTTGAAAGCGGGTACCGGATTGCACATCATGGCACCGGCCATGAGTGAGAGTGAGGTGGAGATCGCCCCGGATTCCGCTTATCCCAAGAAAGAGATCGCCTACTTGCAGAAGAAGGTATGTCCAATCACGTGGACGGAATTCTTCGAGCGTATCAATAAGAAGGCTAAGTGGAACGTACAAGACTTGAAGGATTGGACTTTGTCTAATTTCCGCAAGAAATGTACACGCACGATGTTGATCGGTGTAGGTACGAAGTTCGTGAAGTATGGCTCCAAGAAAACAGGTACCGAATACGTGTATGCCCAGAAAGGCGTGTTGAGACAATTACGGTTGGGTTACCAGATCGGTTCGACATTGGAGTTCGCCGATCTTATCGGTATCACCCGTATGCTTTTCGGAAAGTACTCGAACACGAACGAGATGGACGTGTATTGCGGTACCAAGTTCATCGAGAAGTTGCTGAACATCGATTTCACGAAACATAAGGATATCTCATTCGTCAAGAAACAGAATATCGGTATCGATATCTCCTCTTTCGAGACCACTTTCGGAAAGTTGAACTTCAAGGTCGAGCATGCCCTTGACGATCTTGGATATGAGGAATGCGCCGTAGCTTTTCCGATGTCCGAGGCCAAGCGTTATTACTACCAGAAAGGAAAGACTCTTACCGTGGATCACTCCAAGGGAGAAGGCGGTGAGGTACGGGAGGCCAAATCCCAATATTATATTCAGGATGACTGCTTGATGCTTACGGGTTATAACTCGATGCTGATCGGTCCGGACGTGACAGTGAGCGGATATAAGCTGTCTATGCTTGACACAGTCGTTTCCAGCGTGGCTTCCCTGAGTTCCGTATCTACACCGAAAAAGGACGATGTGGTTTACTTGACCGTAGCGGACGATACGCACGCCGTCGGATTGTATGTATATGACGGTACCGCATGGAAACCATACAAGGGAGAGATTAACGTGTAAACTGTAATATTGTCAAACAAGACCCACCGGAGCAAACGCACGGTGGGTCTAATAAAATCAATCGAATGATCACGAAAACATATGAGTTGGTAGGCAAGGATAATTGCATGCTCCGTACTATATACTGCGGCACAAGGGTCAGCATGGAGTTCAAGGGCGGTAATTTCATCAATGGCAAGAACGCCTTGCTACGGACTAGCAACCCTTTCGTACAAGACGCTATCGAGAATGATTGCCGATTTGGTACGTCTATCCGGCTCGTCTCTACGTTAAAAGACGATAATGTGTCTGGTGTCTCGGTCATGAGGAACTCGAGAGGCCGGGAAAAACAAGTGAAAGAGGTCAAGACCGTAAAGAACGTGAATGATGCTATTGACTATTTCGCCAAGATGGGCTATAAAGTGGAGAACGATGATATGCTCGAGGAGTTAAAGGATAAATTAAGTGTCTCGTTCCCGAACATGAAATGATATGGATATTAGCGTGAGCGACATAGTGAGTGAGGTCAAGATCTGCATAGACGAGATCGGGCTTAATGACGCTGAGTTCCTAGGAACGCAGGATAACGAGGAAATGGACACGATTATCAAGTCCAAGATATCGGAGGCGTTGCGCTTCGTGAACGGTAACGCAGACTGGGGCCTGTTGGAACCGAACAAGATAATAACGGACGGAACCATAAAGGACGATCTTGTCGCTCATGTAAGTTTGCCGGAGAACTACTCTCGGATTTGTTACGCTAGGCTATCATCATGGCCTTTATTTATTTCAGATCCTATCTATTGGAACGATAAGGAATACGCCACGCTGTCGGATCCATACGCAACGGGGACATGGGAAAGACCTAAACTGGCGTTGACCATGAGGCCGGGTAAGACATTGGAGCTATATAAGGCGAAGGATAAATCCGACACGTTCGAGATCGGGATCATAACGGACGAGGATATAACGGATAGCTTGGAGGTAAGCCCCAAGCTGAAAAAGGCGCTGATCTATTATATATCCGGTCTCACGTTGCTTACTTACAGGGATCAGCACGCAGACAGCATGTTTAATCAAGCGTTGGTTCTTATGGGTGTCAATCCATCCGGGGCCAACTCCAATCAATAACAAGATTATATAATCATGGTATACATATTCAAAGACAGATTGATTCGGGTTGAGTGGACTATCTATAAAGGGATAAGCCCGGTGAAAGAGGATTTCTCCCGATCTAATGTAAAGGTTTTTCTATTAGGCAACCGGGAGAAATATCTACTTCAAGCGAGAGCGGACAAAGGTACGCTTTATGTAGACATTCCTTCAGGGTTGGAAGAAGGAACTTACTCTATCGAGGCGATATGGGTCAAGAATATGGACCATGTCTTTGATACACGAAGCGTATGCCGCTCCAAGAAAGAGGATCTTTTCTCTATTACCGAATTTGAGAACGAGGCTACGAATATAGGAGAAGGTGTCGTCGTGCTGAAAGTAAAGACCTCTACCGCCACTTATGGCTATGATGGCTTGTCCTCATATGAGCTGGCCGTATTACGTGGGGACTGGAACGGTACGGAAGGAGAGTGGCTGAAGCATGAGCGTTACGTAAGCGTGCTCGATTCCCGTGGTGATAGCGAGGTTGATACCATGAGCCAAAAGGCCATTACTGATGAACTGGAGACACAAGACAATGCCATAGAGGATATTCGGAAAGATACGGAAAAACTTGGTGATCGTGTGGAGGAAGCGGAGGAAAAGGTTAATAATATGGGGGATGTCGTTGATGAGATCAAGAGCCACGCCCCGGTATCAGCTCGTCCTGCCGGTTTCAAGCCGGACATCGACCTTACCCCGGAGATCACGGTAGACCGTGCTTGGAGAGACCATGAGGGTAACGTTATCCGTGATACGTATATCACCCGGAGGGGATTGCGGAACGAGATAATCGACATCACCAACCAGCAGGTAACGGACTTGAAGCCCGGCTCTGTCGATCCGGATGATCTTTCCGAGGCTACCAAGCAATTGATCGGTAACAAGAGCATAACCAACCTTCCGGACGAGGAGGATATAACCATTACGGATAACCAGACATTGAAATTGAAAGACAAGGAATACGCCCCGAAGGATTACTCCGGAATGGGACGTGTGTATCTCCGGAAGCATTACGTGAACGGCGTGAACACGCTCACGCAGCACATGATGAGAAAGCCTAATACCATCTACATCATCCAGTACGACTACTGCTTAGCCGGGCAGACGATCGAGGTGCCGGAGAATTGCGTGCTGGAGTTCCAAGGGGGGAGTTTGAGGAATGGTGTTTTAACAGGAAATTATACTGAGCTTAATTTGTCTTATGGCAATTTTAGCGATATAAACTTTAGAGGATCTTTTAATAGCAAGAGTACGATTCTTCCAATAATGTTTAATGGGACGGATGATGATATTTTCCGTGACATGTCCTCATTATCATATTGTGGGGTTTTTAATATCGTTATACCTTATAAATCATATGCCTTAAAAAATATTCACGTTTTTAAGACTGGATTAATCAGTAAGGATGATGGGGTTTATTCGGGAAAGACTCCTTTATATTCCCACGTTCAGGATTTCGCTAAGTACGATAAACCGATTCTTGTCCCATGTGGAAATTTTAAATTCTCACATTTAGGATTTACTACATCTTATCAAGGGTTGACATATAATCCCAATACTAGACAATATGCCTTATCTTTTTCAGAAGATAGCAGTGAAGATGGAAAAGCTAAAATTGTCATAGTTGACGAAAAGTTCAATTTTGTAAGATTTAAAATACTGGAAAATGGAGGTCATGCTAATGACATGGCCTATAATCCCAATACAAATGAACTTTTGGTTCCACCAATTAAAGGGAAAACAATTAATATTTATAATTGGGATGAAGATTTCACGCTAAAGAAAACCGTGACAATAAATAGCACATCTTTAGATCCTATAGAGTCTATCGGATACGATCAAGTCAATAATATATATGCGATCAAGGCCGTTACAGAAGTAATAGTTACGGATACTGATTTTAATGTGTTGTATTCTCATGATATATCATTACCAGATATGTATATATCTCAATCTATGGAATTTAATAATGGTAACTTGATATTATGGTGTACTGATCGATTTGACTTGAATAGTGATATTACAAATAATTTCATTGTCGTGTTTAGTGTAGATGGTAAATTATTAGATTCTTATAATTATCCATCCTTGTATAAATATGAGGAAAGTGAAGGGATCGTTTATATTCCATGTGAAAATAGTTTTTTATTGTCTACATATTCTATTGGTGAAATTCATTTTTATAAGTATGAAAGGAATATTCAATCCCATAGTCACGCTTTAACGGATATAATAAATTCTGGTTTGACCGAAATGCATTCTAAAAAAGATAGGGTTGTATATGTTGATAGTAATAATAATGGATTTTATGACGGTACTAGAAAATATCCTTATCCAACTATTACCGAAGCATTGAACCATATCAATAAGATCACTCCTATAAATATGGTAGTATCACCCGGTATATATAATGAGGCTGTGTATATTACAGGTAATGCTAGACTTGCTATATATAACGATGATCCTTCCAGGGAAGTTAGAATAAAATCTATTGACTGCTCTAATACTACTATTCTTTTATATGATCTTACATTTACGGATGATTCCAATCCTATTATTTTTTCTCATGGGAATGCTTACCTTAATAATGTTAAGGTAGGTCCTTCTAAAGATCCTATCAAAGATGCTCCATATGGTACAAAAGGTATTCAATTTTATAACGGATGTATAGCTTATATTTACAAAGCGATTGTCGATTCTTTTAGTTGTGCGGTATATGTTAGCTCATCAAGTGTCGTATCTATCAATCATCTTAGTGGAAGTAATAATTATTATGGCTTCATTACTGATGGTGGGGATATTCTATTTGAGCTTTTTGAGAGAATAACTATTGGAACAAGACTATTGACATATATTAAACCGTCATGTTTATTGTTACCGTCGAATAATAGACCTTACGCTATTGAAGGAGCTTTCGTGTATGATACAACATTAAAAAAGCCAATCTGGTGGAACGGCACGAACTGGGTCGACGCTACCGGAGCTACCGTATAACCATTAAAACATTATAATCATGAGACAATTCATATACAAAATCATCAGAAAGATATTCAAGCTTGTATTCTCTGTTTACAAGCCGAAGGTAAGGATATTGTACAAAGGCCGTAAGAATATCGATCTTACGGAGAATGGCGATCTGCGTATAATGGTAGGTAAGCCTTTCTATCTGGCCGGGAATATCTACAAATTAGATCAGTTGGATAATACGAGCGTATTCAAGCTGGCCCTTTACAAAAAGGAAGGCGAGGATTGGTCAAAGGCTAACGACCTTGATTTGATCTTGAGACTTAACGCCGGCTACAACATATTTTACGTATAACGAACTAAAGCACGATACATCATGGAAGAGCGAAAAGATATTTGCGAGGGTTACGAGAGGGATAGCGTACAGCAGCTAGACAAGCTGGCCAAGGATAAGAACGAGCGTTTTCCTATCTATCCGTTGACATACATTCAGGCCGTATATGACGCTAGGACGAAAGAGAGGCTTGATTCCATATTGTGGAAATGCAACAACGTGTATTTGCCTTGGATGGGATCGGCGGGGGATACCCGTATACAATTGCCTTTCTGGATGAGAAGGAAGGGTATATATATTACATATAAAGACCTTGATGGCAATGTTATAACGGAAAGATGTATTAATGATGATTGTGTAGCAGACCATATTTTCAGGAAAGATGAGAACTGGATACTGATTGGCGATGATGGCATTAATCCAAAGGTCTATTTTAACCGTTATGGCTATAATGTCACCGTGTTTGGTCTAAAGGGTGGTGTACATACGTTGGTTAGCGCTATAAAAGATGTTCCTCCTAGAGAACGGATACTTGGTCAAAAGATCACTTTCGCTCAAGAAGGGGAGAATTGGGTTACTTATCAGTTTCAACAATTAAGTTTATCCGGTTATGAGAACCCTTCTAACTGGAAACTGGTTGATGGAATACAACAGATTGAGGGTGACATAAATATCACTAATCATCCTGACGAGGAAGATATAACTACAGACGGGGGAAATAGGCTTAAGCTTGCGGATAAAGAATATGACACGTCTGCTTATAGCGGAATGGGCCGTATATATCTTCGTAAGAATATACAAGACGTGGAAGTTTTACCTACCTCATACCTTCAAGTAAATTCTATCGTTGACGCTGTGACAGATGAAGTCGCTATAAAAGCTCCTACTGATACGGAACTAACGGTCGTGATAGGACGTGACGGAAAGGCTTATGCTATGGTTGCGGATGACATAAACAAATATACCATCTGGGATGCTTACGGAGAAATCAAGGCTTCTACGGAATATATGGATTCCTCTTATATCCTTAAACATAATACATATTATTTGGTGAATGGCTTTTATTATGTTTGGGATGGAAGTCTGAATGAAGCCGTGTTGCAAACAGAAAAGAAAAATGTACTTACGCAAGAAATGCTTGATAAGCCCAATACTATTTATGTAGTTCAATATGATTTTGATTTAAATTTTGATTGGAATAATTATGACTCAGCTCATAATTATGCAGTAAAAATTCCTGAAGGAAGTATACTAAAATATGAAGGTGGATCTATATCTAACGGTCTATTAAATTTTGCTGATGATACCTATATAGAAGGCCCAGAACGAGGAGATTGCATGAAATATGGTTCATATGGATACATAGATAAACCAAGGTATCATGTGAAAAACGACATGATAGTAGTCAATCGTTTGTCTGAGATATTTAATTCTTATTACAAACAAAACGAAAAATTTCATTATGGCCACAAAAACACTCTTTTGAGGCAGGATTTTCAAATAGAAGAACCTTGGTATATGAATTGCTCCAGTTTTTCTGCGGCGATGATTTTAGGTATACCTTTTGAGAATTCTAAATATAATGGTAAAGATAATATTCTAGATGGATCAGGATGGTATGATAAAGATTTTTACCAATGGCTGACAAGTGGGGATAATGAACATTTTTATAAATATTCTCACAACTTGGCTAGATATCTAAACGATAGAGGATATACATTAGATGAAAGTGAGAATGATATAAATAATTTACAACCGGGAGACGTGCTATTTGTTAACTTTGAAAATAAACCAGCATGGAACAATCCTTTTTATTACATGGGGATTGATCATTCTGCGACTTTCGCATACAGGGTTAACGATAATAAATTTGCGGTCTGGGAAGTATGGGGAGAGGCCCAAGTATTTGGTATTGGTTTTTATGACAAAGAATGGTTTGATAAACATATAAGGTTAATTGCCAGAGTCCCAAGATCAGTAGGAGATAACCCTGTACTTGATAACATAGCCTATAATCCCTATAATACTTATGAAAAGACAACAGAGGCTAATGATGACTTTCAGAATCGAAGGATTGCGACAATTTCGGTATCTGAACCAATTGAGGCTTACAAATACTATACCGTTGTTCTTAAAATGAAATTTATGACGGAAAGAAGTAAAGCTTTTCCAACTTTAATAGTTTCTTCCAGAACAAATTTCTCTTATTCTCAATATGTGAATCGTCCCAATGATGATGTCTATTTTATACCATTTTGCTTTAAGAATAGAGAAATAGAAAATAATAATACGCCTAGTCCCATAGATCGTATATGTACGACTAATAGTCTTGGTATAGACGTAGGTTGGATAGGTGTTGAGAATATTAAAGAGGAACATGTTAAAATTGAATATTGTTTTATATTTAAAGGTATTATATCTGAATATAATAACAGAATAAAATATCCAATTTTATATCCTGTGTCAATATCAAATAGCGAATATGAAGAATATATCAAGGGCATTAATACAAAATGGACGAGATTACCGGATGGGATTATGCTTAATGGATATTTTAATATCCAAAATGAGGATATTATAAAAGGAGATCCGATAATTATTAGTACTATAAATATTAAAAATAAATATGATTTTAAATATATAATTCAAGGACATACTATTAATGAGAGATATGAATCTGGAGTTATATTTCTTGATTATAGAGAAGGTGTACCAGTTTTAAAGATTAAAAATTTAAATGGAGGACTAATGCATTATTTTGATATATTATTACCGTTGAATATTATAAATAGATGGCAATAAAATAATAATTTACTTATAACCATTAAAACATTATAATCATGAGACAATTCATGTACACGATCATCAGAAAGATATTTAGAGAATTAGACTAATTGAAAGCAGATATTTGCTCAAATAAATCACAATAGAAATAATTTCTCATGTATCGTTATCTCTCTTACATATCAGACCTCGCAAATTGGGCCAAGTCCATCGCCATAGCCGCTGTTGTTACGGCGATGGACTTCGTGTCACCGATAGAGAACTTCTTGGTGGTGATCCTGTCGCTGGCCTTCATCGATACGTTCTGGGGGCTGGCTGCGGATCACGGGGATTTCCGGAAGAGCAAGTTCATCCGTAGCTGGGTGTACATGCTTGTGTATTTCCTGATAATTATCATTTCGTTTTGGATAGGCGTGATGATGGATATATCGGAGGATAACGCCAAAGCCTTCGTGTCTTGGATCACTTGGGCGATGATATGGTTTTACGGTACTAATGTCTTGAAGAACATGGGCAAGGTATTTCCGGATAACAAGGTGATAGCCTTCTTGTATTGGGTTGCCGCCATAAAATTCATTAGTAAGGTCAATTTCTTGGATGAGTATAACAAGACAAAGAATAAAAAAGGCTCCCCAGATCCAAAAGGATAGGGGAGCTGGTGTGAAATCATCGCTGACCATATTTCTCAATAGGGCAGGAGATAAGTAATAAAGTACACAAATGTAATAAAAAAATAACAATGGCAGAGAAAAAATTACCTAGAGGGTTGAGAAATGCAAACCCGGGAAATATTAGGATCAACAGTGATCTCTTTCAAGGAGAGGTTCGACCAAGCAAGGACAAGTCGTTTAAGCAGTTCGAGACTATGGCCTATGGCTATCGGGCGATCTTCAAGATCCTGTCTAACTATTACCGGAACTATAAGCTGGACACGATCCGCAAGATGATAGGTCGCTGGGCGCCGGAAAACGAGAACGATACGGACGCTTACGTTAAGGCCGTATCAGATTATGCTGGTATCCCGGCTGATGATCCGATAAATGTAAACGATCGTGAGCAGATGATCCGGATCGTGGCAGCGATGAGTCGGATCGAGAATGGGATAGAGGCTGATATGTCGGATGTTATAGCTGGATGGAATTTACTTTAACAATAACAAGACCTAATGCTGTAGAGGTAAGCGTAAAATAAGATGAAAAAATATATTGGAACAAAACAGATTGAAGCAGAACCTATGACAATGGGCGAAGCTTTTGAGAAAGGATTGCTTAAAGCGGGAAGAGTACCTAACGAAAGCGAGAAGTCAAATGCTGGCTATCATGTGAAGTATCAAGACGGTTACGAGTCTTGGAGTCCAGCAGAACCATTTGAGGAGGCGTATAAACTTACTGAAACTCCTTTGAATAGGATGAAAATTGAATCAGATGAGCTATGCAAGAAATTTAGCGGGCTTGCTTCGTTTATTGAAAGCGATAAATTCAAGGAATTTGATAGCGTTATGCAAGGTATGCTTAAAGTCCAATACAGAATGATGTGCAATTATTGGCAGATCCTAAATCAAAGAGCTACAAAGATGGAAACAGGCATCGGAGGAAGTTGTAGCCTTAATTTTGGTCAAGCTATTGAATACCTAAAAGCTGGATTAGCTATTAGGCGTGAGGGCTGGAACGGCAAAGGCTTGATAGTATTCAAGCAAGTTCCTGCACATATCGAAAGCGAAATCATTCATAAGATGCAATCGCTTCCACAATCTGCAAAAGACCTTATTCTGAAAGGCAAAGGGTTCATTGACTATACCAATCAATGCCTTATCTATAACGAGAACACTGGATGTGCGGATTCATGGGTTCCGTCTATCAGCGATGTGTTTGCTGAAGATTGGGGGATTGTAGCATGAATTTGTTTCATGATATCCTAGAAAAACTATTCGGGGATTGGGCGGAGTTTAAATTTATAGTAGTCTTGTTTACAATTTTAATGATAATCATTTTAGGAACAGGTTAATAATATAGCTATGAAACCTTGGGAAGCAATATTAATACTAGTGTGTTTGGTAGCCAGTTTCACGGCTGGCTACCATATCAGGGGGGATGTGGCCAGTGATTCGATATCCAAGACCGACACGTTCACCAAGGTGGATACGATACATGACAGCGTCCCGTACCCGGTTTATGAGACACTGGTACGAACAATACCTGAGCCGTTCCCTGTTTATATCACGTTGGACGGTGACACGGTAAAGGAACCTGTATATGTTCCTTTACCCATAACCAGCAAGGAGTACAAGACGGATGATTACCGGCTGTCAATATCCGGCTATAAGCCTAATCTTGACTACATCGAGGTTTATCGCAAGACTGAGTATATAACCAAGACGATCTCCCCCCGTAGATGGGGAATCGGAGCGATAGCCGGTTATGGGATCGGAAAGCATGGCTTGTCACCCTATGTCGGGATAGGCGGGTTCTATAGGATTTGGTGAAAAAGGTTAAGCCCACCGAATCTCACGATCAAGCGAGCTTAATATTTATTTATGAATGCGTGCGGGGTAAAGCCCCTATTCCTTCTCTGATTCGACCCGGACGAAGGAAAACATAGCCAAGCCATGTGTGTTTTTCGGGGCTTCCTTGATATAACATGCGTGGCTTTATTAATGTTCAATTAAAATATGAATATGAACAAGGTCGAAGAGTTTTACAAGCGAGTGATTTGTATCGCAGGTGAGGTATGCGGGGTTGATCCCGTAGACATGATGTCATTTAACCGTGAGGAATGCGTTAACGCCCGTGGTATCCTCATTATAATACTCTTGGATAAGGGGTACTCGGAGAAAGTTGTGGCCGATCTTACAGGGCTTACCAGACGGGGCGTTAATAGGATCAAGAACGATTTTCCAGATAGGATAAGGCGTAATTGGATGATACATATGCTTGACCGGGAGGTCAGGAACAAACTAGGAATGAATAAGGAATAAGCTAGGAACAAGATATTTCCCATGGTATGGACTTCTCTGGATTTTTGTGGTGTCCGGGATACCCGGACATGATCATTAAAAAATCTAGGTTATGAGAATTAAAGGAATGAATGGTGAGGAGTACAGTGTCACCGGGCAAGGCCAAGGTAATTACAACACCGTGGGAGCTTCCGCAGGTATCGCTTCTTTCTTGGGATTGAACGCCGGGAATCTTTTGGGTGGTTGTGGCAACGTAAGGAACGCTGGATATGGCGGTCCGGTTGAGGTAATCACATCCGAAGACAGGCCTATTTCCCGCTATGAGGCTGGGATGATGGATAAGATTTCCGCTAAGGACTCTGAGATCGCCTTGTTGAAATCCAACACTTACACTGACCAAAAGTTGGCGGATGTTTATGACCGCTTGTTGACAATCATCAACAGGAACAAGGAGGAACAAGCCTCAATTAACATGAACCAAGCCGTTTACAATGGGACTAACACCGCTACATTGAAATGCATGCAACAGCAGATCGCGGATCTAGCAGCATTGAGCGAGTTGGTGATCCCGCAGCGTAAGGTTTGTGATACGGGATGTTGCGGATGTAATTGATGATGACCATGTACTCTAACGCTCAAAAACTGGCGGCTGTGCTCAATAAGTGGGCACAGCCCGCTATCCAAGGTCTCTTGGGAACTCGGTTGGGACAACTTCCTTTCATAGCGAACATAGACGCTAAGTTACGCTCCACGGGTTGGGTAAGTCCCATGTGGAGCATATCCAAGGAGATATCCCCATTGCTAGACGGATTGTCATCCTCATTAGTTGAGCCGATGTTGGCTCGGTACCTTCAAGGCATCCCCGATGAGGCTATCCCGGAGTTGGCGCACAAGGTGGTGGAGGACGCTATAAGAAACGGCGGGCTTTCCCTGTTTGAGGGAAAGGTCGAGTTCGAGACCGATGACTTGGAGGAACTAAGGACGTTGTTGCGTTACAATCTTCCGGTCCCGGAAAAGACCGGCTCATACGAGGTATTGACAGAGGAACCTATTCCACAAGGTGATGATGTGGATAAATAAATAATCAATAATAATTACGATCATGATTCAATTAACACCAATTGCGATCGCCGCTACCAGCCAACAATACTTGACTAATGTAGTGGAGAATTTATGTCAGGCCTATTGCGCAGACAATGGCGTACAGCCTACCGGCATAGTCAATTTCACCGTCGCCGAGCAAAGTACGGTGAATACGCAAACGACGGTTACGATCAATGCCGCCGTACTTGTGGCTTATACGCCCAAGGGATCCTGCAGGACGGTTACCAAGCAATGGGTCGAGCAATTCAAGGTAGCTTTTATCGGGGCCGCTGGCGCTTTTCCCACGATATCTCTTACCCCTCTCGTCACCCAAGTCACGCCCGAGAACGTCAAGTGTTGTAACCGTGCCTACGGTGTAAGTTTGGCTACCCCATTGACTATTTCCGCTACCTTTCCAGCGGCTCCCGGCGCTTGATTCATTAATGTTTAAAATGCAAGATCATGCGTTACAAAGAACTGATGAAGGATTACCACTCAAAAGGGATGGTATCCGAAAAAAAGATGTGGGAGGCCATAGGAGAACTGGACGAGGCGATGGAGTGTCTAAAGGAAAAAGATCCCGAGAAGTATGACGAGGCCATACGTGATATACATGAGGTTTTTTGCGGGTCTCATTATAATGAGTGCTTTGCTAGGATGGACGTGGCGGCAATGCGTCATAAAGGCAAGGCGGGAGAGCATAAAGGCGAGCACTGGAATATGGAGCAGGTGGCTACCGCTATAAAAGGCATGAGCATACCGGGAAATACCAACATATGGGACGTGTACGTTGCTCTTAACGCGAACTGGCATGACAAGGAGATTAAATTCACGGAATGGTTTGACCATGACGCTGAAAAGAAAATCATCGAGGACGCTATAAATTTCTATTTCCTTGACGATGACGCTCCTGAAGGCAAGGTTTGGATTTATATGTGTGCCATGGATGACTAAGACACGATCACATAACAAGAAAAGAAACGATTCTGTAAGACGGGAGATAGACCGCCTTATAGAATCGTTGTCGTTCGAGCCTATAAACTTTCATGAGATTAAGGCTAGGATAAGGCACCTAATGAGCATAGAAGGGAAAAGAAAGTGACATTACACATTACACTTTATCCTCTATGCTGACATCAAGGCTTGTCGTGCCTTATTGAGCGCATCTTGATCAACATGTCCGTTGATCGCGTTCATTTGATCCGATGGGATACCTTGGATATTTCCACCTTGCTCAACCGCTTGTTTGTTGGATTGAATGGACTGAAGTATCTGGTCTGATCCGGGGTAATATGATAGTGATAACATTTGCTCCGCGGAAATGGCTCCGGCCATCCATAATTCCTTCACCAAGTCGTTTAACATCATTCTCGCTACCGGAGATTCAGCGGATTCCTTGATGTTGACCTTGAAATCTATATCTTGGACTGTCTTCGGGTCATACTCATTATAAGTGGCATAACCTGCGGATCTCTCCATCGATATGTTCCTTGGGGATTGATAATATTGATGGATCGTTTTCATCTTCTTGCGAGCGATCTCGGCCTCGAACGTGGAGAACTTGGTTAGTAACGTAGCGATAGATGTAGTGGAGTTCTGTGTTTCCATGGCATATCTGCTTGCCGCTGTTGATCCCGACGGGGTTTTCCCTTGCAAGGCTTCCGACACGGACGTTATATCGTTTATGAAACTCAATTGTAATTGCAATAGCTCCGTGGTACCGATATTGGTAGAGTTCGATGTTATGACTTCCGGTTTGTTCCCGCTCTTGGACGGCTCATAAAAAATAAATGATCCGATCTCAACGAATTGCTCGGCGAACTCACGATTGGACATCCCGTCCGGAACGGAGTCTTTAGGGATCATCTTTACTCCCTTTACCGCTGATTGGATAGCCAAGTCGTTAAGCATGATCAGCCGGTTGATGTATCGTTGCTGATCTATGATAACGGAAATAAAAGGAACTGTCCGTCCATTCACCAAATAGTGTAGCTTGTAAATATAGGGGTGAGACTTATATTCATAAGGCGTGTCATACTCGGTAAGTACACGTCCGTCCGGTGATAGCATTTGGAAATGCCAATATTGATCTATTATATAGGTGTATTCTATCAATGGGATCTCCTCCGGAGGTAATCCCTGTGACATTCCCATACGCATACGATCCTCGTTCTCTCTCTTGATGACAGGAAGATCGCTAAGCTCTATCCTGTATATAGGATCATCGGTGTCCATGATATCCACGCAACGGTATCTAGGCTTGTTCTCCAGTGTCCAAACATGGTAGGTCCGGCACAGGTCGGCGGCGGGAGGCGTGTCGAAAGACTCGTCCATGAAACGATCCGTCTGCTGGGTTCCCAGATTTTCCATACGATTGAGCCAAGGTGAGTAAATCTCCTCCAATTGCCTGTAATCATACTCGGACTCCGCTAATACCGAGGCCAGCTCGCCTAATGTATAGTCACGGATCTCCCCGATCAAGGAATCATCCCAGTGCCTTGGATCATTGGCTTTCGACTCATAGAAGAAATAGGAAGGGTTGACCACGTAGGTGTAGCTGTCCTCTATATCGTCATGGCTAGACCATTCTTCCGTTACCACGGCGCATCCTCCGCAAATAAACTCTATCATTTCGGAGGTGAGGACATCTTTCATAAGGTTATTTTCCCAGTTGGTCTGTAAAGCGTCCGTCATCATCTGTGACTTGGTATCCGCGTCTTTCTGCCGGGCGAAACATACGGGAAGGGTAGCGGTCTTTGCGTATAACCCGGCCAAAGTATTTACGATCTTGAAAAGATGATTGTTCTGCAAAGCGACCCCTCCCGTACGCCTCGCTATCCTATCACGTTCCTTCATCCTTTTCCCGTCCTTGTCCACCACGATATCACCCCATTGGTCACCGAACACGTAACGGAAATTACGAAGACGGGTGGCCCTGAAATCGCTAAGGTTTTCCCAAGCGTTTTGGCACCTAGACAGTAAAGGTATGTTGGTCTTGTCCGTGCCTGATATCTTGATACGGTGTTTGACGCTGTCAACCGTCGTGGGGCGTCGGGAAAACCGTGATTTAGGAATAAGTCGTTTCATGATTGGTCTTTTTAATCGCAAATAAATCGAATAAAAGGACTTGGTTTTGTCAGAATAACCAAAATAACAAAATAATCATACCTAAAGCCCTATTTTTGCCAGAAAAGGATCACAAATGACATATGAGTTTGAATATATAAAGGCGATAAATAAATGCGAGATGCTATCCAGCTTCGAGGGACGTGATCTCGTCGGGGATAGCGGGGAAAGCCTATATCTAAAGATAAAGATAACGGAACAGGACAGGCCTCTTATAAGGACATATCTGGAACAGGCGGCGAGGGTTCTTGAAGAAGGTATGGCCAAAATCATAACCTCTTCCGCTTACTCGGAAGAAGGGTTCGTATGGGAGGTCAGGACGGAGGATACACGTTGGAACGTCAACAGGAAATTGGACGAGAACCTGTTGGACGCTCTGGTTGGTTATTCCATGATGAGTTGGCTTTCCGATCGGAAGCCTGATAGGATAGGGGTTTATAAATCTTTGTGGGAGGATATGTCCGTCATGTGCGTGAAGAACATATACAGGAAGAATCCCCCGCTATTAAAAAAAGCATGATATGGACATAAATCTAGGTTGGACATATTTAAAGCATGACATAGACCAGTGGACGTGGAGGCTGGGAGATATGAGAAAGGAGGATCCCGGTAAAAGATTCTCCTCGCAGTCCGATGATAACGAGGCCGATGATACTTTTATAAGACGCAAGATAGAGGAGGCGGTGGCGACCTTAAAGGTTTCCTTGTCCGGTATCTTGGAGGATATGCCCGGCGATTCGGATGACTCATTGGATACCGATGCCGTGAATTGGGTGTTGCGCATGAAGGATCGTCGTGGAGGATATGATAGTGAGTCATTGGCGACCTTGGTCCATAAATACGTGGTGTGGTTCGTCCTTTGGAATTGGTGCCTGATTTACTTTGAGGAACTAGCCGGAAAGCTAGAGGAGGAGTTAAAGGGTATAGCGTCCATGATAGAGGAAACCGCCTATTCAAGGAAAGCTCCTCGAAAGTGCAAGAGGAAGCCGTTTAAGGATATCGATGATGTCATTGTTGATGATGTCATTATAGAAACAGGAGAAATATGAGAGACAGGAAAATCATACAGCCACGTGTCGATATGCGTGGATTTGAGTTAACGATAACGCTATTGAGGTGCGAGATTGAGTATGACGTGGATTTCGAGACATGGAAGGTTGGGGATGTATCGGGCCTTCCCGGAAAGGAAAGAGCTGGGCTGGAGACCTCAGAGGAAACGGCGGATTGGATGTTTCGTCAAGTGAATGACGCGTTGTCGGAGGCTACCGGCCATTTACGGGCGTTTTCCCCTTGGGTTCAGAGCCGTGCCGTAACGGACGAGGTGAAGGATGATAGGGAATGGATCATAAACTTGGTGATGGAAAGAGGATGGCGTGGAGATCCGAGGAGATTGGCCGTTTATATCCACCGTTTCGTGGTTGATAGCGTATTATCTTTTTGGTATAGGATGGTAGATCCATCTAGGGTACAGATGTACGCCTCTCAAAAGGAGGAGGATCGAAGAAATATCATAAACGAGGCAAGGGAGACACAGGTTAAGGATGTTTATTTCAGATTATAAATCATGGGAAAAGGTTTTGAGAATGGTCACATGAAGATGGGAGGAAGGGAGAAGGGAACCCGGAATAAGAACACGGAGATAAAGAATTTTTTCCGTGATTTCGTAATCGACAATCAGGAAGAGTTCAAGAAAGCTTTCCTCAAGCTAAAGGATAAGGATAAATGCGCTGTTTATTTAAAAGCTAGTGAGTTCGTGGTACCAAAGGTATCCTCTATAAAGTTCGAGGACGCTAAAAACACTAATTCCGCTATTGAGTTGTTGAAGGTAGCGGCCAGTTACAAGCAAAAAAAATGACATATACCCCCGGCTAGGCCGAGGGGTACTTTAACGCATCCTCCAATCCCTTCTAGTCTCGAATCTTACTCTGGTTCCTGATAATGTATCTAAATCATATAGGTTTGAGAAATAAACGAGCCGATAGTATTTAAAAGCCCTTTGCCTAAGAGATTTAAGCCGAGACCAATTTTTCCTATCCGCGCTTACGAATACCGCTATCTTGATTTTTGAGGACTCATCCTTTCGTAAACCCAACGTCCTAAGATCGACTAGTACCTTCAAAGAGAAAGGATCTCCTAACGTCAAGGCACGTGTGATCGCTATGCCTTTTCTGGTATCTTCCGAGATATATTTTTCCAGTGAGTACAAGGCGTTACCTATTTGCACTACCGAGCTTGGATAATCTTGCGCCATGGCCTTGACCTCTTCCCCTACGAAAGTGGAGAATTCCCCGGTGTCCAAAGAATATACATAATGCTTTCTAGTCCCTTTGGGATAAATATGCAATAGGGAATTCGTATAATCATAGGCAATCTTACAAGCTCGCAATGTCTCTACGAAAGTTTCCGTGTCCGGGATGAACAGATCGCTAAAATCCGGGTTGACATTAAAGAATGTCTCATCAATATTTGCTCCTTCCAACGATGATGATAAAAGGCTGATATCGGAGCCTTGCAATAATTTAAGGCCACGCTCGGTACTGAATACTATCGAGGAATCCAGTTGCGTGATACTATCCGGATTATTGCAAACATCCCTGCTTATAGGTTGGATGGAGGAATACAATCCCGCATCCGATAATTGCAAGGCCCATATTCCATCGGAAGAGAAAGCGTATAAGGGAAACTGCCCGAATTGCCCTTGGGACAGCGCTTTCGTGGTGGATCGGATACCTACGATCTCACCGGTTCCCACCGTGTTTATTCCCGCCAACGGGAAATAAAACGGGTTATTGACCTCGGACGTATATATCTTGTTTGGCATATTGACCGACTTGTCCGTTGATATTGGTGTGCTATCGCTGCCCGGTTTAAATATGATCGGGGCGTATGAGTCGAAATAGTAAGCCCCGTTCAGCGTGTTATGCGGAGAGAGGGTAACGATCGCTTGGTATCCGTCCGAATTCCGTGTTATCACCATCTTGTATGCGTTAGCGTTGGGGTAATATAGGTAATGCAAATTGATACCAAGGTTATATGAGGAGGATGTTTGAACGACGATATCTTTTTCTCCTTCTCTTATGAAAACCTTTATGCTCAACGTGCTGCTACCGTCGTTGTACGTCACCATGGACTCCGGAGGATAACCATCAAATAGTATCCTTTTTATATTAGCTATATTTAACCGCTGGTTATAAGTATAGGAGTAATCAGGTATTAGCCAATCTAAATTCTGGTACCCGTCCGCGTCAACAAGTTGCTCTCGATTTTGCAACGATTCCAGCACATTATCATCTAAAGTGAGAGAGCGCCTTTCACCCCCGTTATAACCGCACAAGTCCTCATACGTTATGCTAGCTACTTTATAAAACAAGGAATTATCCGGCACCTTATTATCCATGGCCTTTCCGGGTAAGACGAGTTGATCGGTATAACCTGATCCCGGCAGGGCTATGGACAAGGCTCCCTCGAATGTATGCCTATTGTAATATCCTCCACCTATAGAGTACACCCCGAAACCGTTATCGTCTGATATCTTTTGTGCCCCATTAATCTCCCCATAATAATCAAAGGTGTATATTGGCGGCGTTATGAATATATCAAGGCTTTTAACTATGTCCTTCCACCATTCCCTTTGATTCCCCATTCCGCTGACTTTGTAATTAATGGAGCATACCACTGAGGATATAATGAAGTTTACAATGATCTTTGCGTCAAAATCGTCTGTGTCCACATCAATAGTAAATGGAACGTGAGGAGTTACTCCAGACGATGGTATCATCAGTATCGGGGCTGATTGCATGTAAGACGTTCCGTCATATAGTCTATAAGCGTAACGAATAAAGAACGGATATATAAACATGCCTCTATCCACGCTTCTCTCCCTGATAAATTTTGAGACATATCCCATCACGGAATTACTGATAGTTGATAGTTGATCTTCCGTAAAGGCTCCATCATAGGGAGGATCAACGGATACGGACAATTGTTCGGTCTTATCCAATGATCCTACCAATCCGAATGACAGGATAGGGAAGGGGGGCTTATCTCCTAATTCCTTATAAAACTCTCCATCCCAAAGTAAATATCTTATAGGATCTTCGCTTATTACAATTAAGGTGTTTCCTATGGACGTGATAGCTTTGGGTATTTTGTCATATTGGTTCGCTCCAATAAGATGGGTCGTTCCGTCCGTATCCGCATAACGTAAAACATTCGTCTGGAAAAAGATATAGTGAAGGAAATCCTTTGTCCGATGCACGTACATAAGTACCGATCCTTCCGGGAGGGTTATGCCTAATTCTTTCGGAGGCTGTATATTCACCAACTCACCATTCTTGGGTATCAAATTTACACATTCTGATAATTCCCCCTCGTTTCCGATAGATGGAGAACGGTGTATCCCGTAGGATAATGAAATATCTTGCTGTTCCATTTTTTGCGATAAAATTATATGATATAAGTAATAGGTTTTGACATATTGATCAAAACCTATTGCATTTAGATGGCCTTGATGTGCCTGTTATGATGACATGTATTTTTTTACGACATCCATATTACTAAAGGACATGGATAGAAACCGCATTGAGTCATTCCTTACGCTAGTCAATGCCTCCACGTTGTCTTCAAATGGATTTAACGATTTTATGGCGGAGACAAGATCATGCATACAATAGCATGCCAACAATACATACGATCCCATGACCTCTGAATTGTTTTGTTCAGCGGCTTTATGCAATACTTTGTCTGCGAATCCCATCTTAACCATATTGCCATTGTCATCTTTTTGATACATAGGTATATCAACTCCCATTTTGTCCTTGAAAAAATCCGCTATGGATAAATTAGCCTCTGCTTGTAGGCATCCGTATAGCCTCTCCAAATCTTTCGGGATGGTCTCTTGAACTATATCAATCCAATCGTCACAGACTAACTCCCTTATGACTGAGTAAGGCTCAAGCCTGTCATTGGGAATATCCATGACTTTCACGCTTCCATCCTCGTTATAGTCATCGTCATCGCCGCCATATTCATTAACGCTCTCGATACGTTTCGAGGAAGCGTAATATTTCCAGCTCCCACCAAACTCTGTCAGGTATTCATCCAGTGTTTTTATCCATCCCCTCAGTTTGTATATGGATTGATGAAGATACATTTCCCACAAGCATGTATCATAAAAAAGATCAATGCAATATCGGCTATTTTCATCATCTTTATGACGAAAAGTACGGGGTGCGGATATGATTCTTGCCATATCCAAATTCCCTAACACCTTATTGAAAAAGTTGGCCAATAAACTGTCATCATCTATGCGTGATAACAGCTCATAAAAAGGTTTATCTCTCATTAGGCTGAAATTTTAAGGTTATACAAATCAAGGATGAACTTCTTCTCGGCCTCCGTCCAATACATATGCTGGCGTGTCTTAATCTCATGATTTCAATTTATTTATCATTTAATGATTATATAGTCCCCGCAATCTTCAATATACTTTATTCCGGCACTATCAAGAGTATTCTCTATGTCCACTTGGCACAGGCAAGATTCCGGTATGATATTGTCATACCCTTCCGCTGGGATCATTTTCGTGATTTGCGGGAAATGATCCTCTAGTTGTTTAGGGGATTGTATTTCTACATCCCCGTTGTAAATAAGTACGCACATGTTATTAGAGGTTAAATTATCGCTGTTTGAAAATCTGGAGTATCATTTATATTGAGGCTATTCACGATATCTACTCCGCACCAGTCTTCTGGATCACCATTCTTTTCACCATCCACAGATACATAACCGATACCCTCTATCATGTTTTCTGTGCCGAATGCAGTGATGTACCATGCTATCTGCCGGAGCATATCTTCTTCACTAGCACCGTCCTCTATCGCATCTCTATAACTTTCAAGTGCAGATTTAAACTCTTCTGATTCCGGATCATAGGTCATACTGATTGTAGTACTAACCTCTATATCTATTTGTTTCATGATTTTTTAATTATAATGTTATTACTTGTTCGTAGGTGAGCGTCCCCTTATACCCTCTGGCCTTCAATTCCTCGATAAGCTCCCTTGGCTTGAATTGTGCCAGATCCGGATTGGTGAGCGCTTTCGTCAGTCCCCCCCCCCTTCTTCTCTCTGTATCGGTCTTCTTAGAGGCGTTATAGGCTTTTATACAAGCCTTGCAGTAGCAGCGAAGCCCATCCTCCGCTGATCTGTCCTTATAAAAGTTATCTATCGACAATTCCTTGCCACATTTTCTACATATCTTAGTCTCCATGATTAGATGTTTTAATTTGTACTTTGATTGTTCTATTCATGATCTCTTAATTATGAGCCTTACCATTAAGGCTCGGTTAATACTATTCCTCTTAATAGTCTAATAAAAGACCTCATGTACTCGCAATTCTGATTGCAATCATTCATTTGATTGCACATCCGATCATTGTCTTTAGAGAGGTTTGGACAACTTTTCCAGTGAGCATTAATAGCTTCTGCCATTTCCCATTCGGCACCTGCTATAAATCCCTGATAATACGCCGGGAATGCACTACCGCTACTCCTGCTTTCAGCGAAGAGATGAGCCGCTTCTTCTACTGTCTGTCTCATATCAATATCTCTTTCCATGATTTTAAATAATATTTAAATATTGCTAACCACACATTGTTAGTACACGGTAAACCTGTATATTTGCGTTGCGTTTGGTTGGAACATTAACACCTCCAATCTGGTGAACTGTCATTCACCTCCTTGTCCTATCTCCCTTGTCCGAGAAAAGACACAAGCCCATTGTCCTGTAACTTTGGGCTTTTTTTAGTTTCGCTTGACAGGGCGTAGCTAAATATAGCTTGACGATGCAGGTCGTCAGGCAAATCGGAAAGGAGGTGTTTAATGTGGAAGACCAAACGCGCGAAGACAGCAAGACTCGTATTTTCTGTCGCTACATAGTAAAGAATGGTAAGAGAATCTATCCTAAGACCTCTCGTTATTTCTCTTTCTTGGTGAGCGATAAAAAGTAAGCCTAGCTGTTTTTTAGGAGATGTGCAGGCATCTCCTTCCTTTATTAGTCTATAAGCGTTACCTTAATCATTTGATCCTCCTTTCCTCAATTCCTCTATCAGTGCATCGGCAAAAGCTACGGCATATTCTGCTTGTGTTTTAAAAGTGCCTTCATAGACTTCTCTGCTTGAATTACTAAGAAACGCTGCCATCATTTCTTTTGCAATCTCATATCTACGATATTCCCAATCGATGGTATTATACGTTGCTTTCATGACTTATTTATCGAATTTGATTTGGTACAGGTGGAAACAATTCTCGTGCAGGTTAACAAATTCCTTACGTGGAGGGAATATCTGCGCTACCTGCATGCTATCCGGCATAAACTTGTATCGTATCTCTTTCAGTTCGTAATATCCGAGCGTGTGATTGGCGGATACGGACAGATGCCATTCACCCATTTCCTTATTTATGAGAATATCCTTTCCTTTGTAGGTGAACATACCCGTCTCGTAGACTCCGTACTCATCCTCAATATGCTCATATATGAAATCGATCGGAAGCATCGTAAATGCCATTGGTAATGGCCGTTTATATTTCTTCAATTCCTCATTTGTCATTTTCTCTGTTTTTTAATTTATCTCATCATAGATGAATGCAGTTTTCAACTATGATGAATGAATTGATGCCTCTATCGCCTTGAATATCTCAAATGCTACTTGTGGGACGATGGCGTTTCCGTAGGCTTTTATGGATTCTTGTCTCCATTTTGTGAAAGGAATGGCAAGGTAGTCCACATCAAAGGGTAACCCATCATTTCTTCGACAAACAGGGGGTTGAGTTGGGAAGTCTTTCCATCGTTTTGCTGACAATGCTGGCCAATCATTACTGGTATATTGCATAAGGCATCGTCTCTTCTTGTCGGATTCGGCAAAAGCCCTGATACAGCAAGATCGTTCAACTCCATTGTCCAGCCTTGCGATATTTTCCTCCTCGATCTCCCGTCCGTTATTTTTGAGCCATGTTTGTAGCTTCTCGCCGTAGGTGTCGGTAGCATCTTTTTGTAGGCCGCCTCCGGTAATCCCTGTTGTTTGCTGTTCGGACCCCTTCGCTTGAAATCTTGGGCTGTCGGAGTCGGATATAACATATGCTTCACCGCTCCCTCCAAACCTAGACGGCTGCTCGTGCCGTTCTGGTTCCTTATCCTGATCGTATTGTTCCTTGTCACGAATATCTCTCCTTTCCCCGAATTGAAGCCCTCTTGAGCAGTTGGGGTGGGAAGTAGTCCAAATGCCGCTCCCGATGAAAGATTGTTCAATTTCTTTCCCGTACGATCCTTGAGCCGTTCCGCCGCCTTCATGGGATGCTCCACGATCTCCATCGCCCTCGGAGTGGGCAATAAACCATACCCTGTCTCTCCTGTGCGGGGCTCCGACACCGCAAGCTGGAATAAGAATCGGCTGGACGGAATATCCCTCACGCTCAAGATCTCGGCATACGGTCTCGATAACATATTCTTGCTCGAGTATCGTTTCCTTGTCAGCCTTGTCGAAAAGAGAGGCTTGACTTTCCACCGTAACCTCACTGCCGGGTTGTACCATGCTGGTGATTCCAGCAACGTTCTCACCAATGACCCAAGTGGGTCGTATCTCTCGTATAGCCCGAAGCATTTCCGGCCAGAGGTAACGGTCATCTTCCGCTCCCCTTCGCTTTCCTGCCGTTGAAAATGGCTGGCAAGGAAACCCTCCTGTGAGTACGTCAACCTTCCCTCTCCACGGAGTGAAATCAGTTCTTGTAATATCGTCATATTGAATGCTTTTTGGGAAATGAAACCTCAGTACCTTTTGGCACCACTCGTTAATCTCGCAATGGAACAGGTTCTCCCATCCCATCCATTCGGCGGCAAGGTCAAATCCGCCCACCTAAATGCCAGAGAACAGAGATCCGTGAGTCAACCGGCCTCCTTCTCTGGCAAATATTCCTTTCTTATTTTTTTCGTTTAACATTATTCTTTACTCCTTCTTTTGATTTGTCAAATTTTCTATGGCAGCTACAGCACATTCTCCTATATCCATGTTCTACATCAGCGTAATCTCCGGTAACATTGGCCCATTCATATCTTTTAGAAGGGTCTACCGTTCCACAAACCTCGCAATGTATTGGCCTGCCATACAACGATTCTACTCTTTTATGGAATGTTGCGTATGTTGCATTATCTCCAACCCATGAATTATTGTTCTTTCCTAACTGATTCCTTTTCGCAGCTTTTCTACATTTATATCCATTCCTTCGAAATGAATTGTAGATAACTTTTTGAGTAGTGCCAAGCTCATTAGCTATTTCTGTTTGCGTCATTCCTCTTTCATACATTTCTACTATCTTTTGAAAATCAATGCGATAAGTTTGAGATTTAGCCTTACAACCAATTGAGCAATATTTAGAATTGCTAATGTAAGCCTTGTATGATTTGCCGCATACCTTACACCTTAATATCTCCATTGGTAAATATGTTTATTATACATATGATCCATGTGTCATATCTCCTTGGTTTTGGCAAACACCACACTCTCGTGATCTGGCCTCAAATGGGCCATGCAAGCCTTGCTGTACTCGCAGAATCTCGCTCCCTCGTCCCGGAAGACGCATCCCCTGCACGGGATCTTGTTCTGCCCGTTGTAGTACGGCCTGTACTTTTCCACGACAATTTTCATGTCTCCTACCAACACGATCAAACCGGTAGGGGTGTTCTTCAGTCTGTTTATTATTTCCATGTTATCTTCTCCTGCTTTCTCCGTTTAGGATTATCACGTTAAAACTCTTGAACCTGTCCACCAGTCTAGTTCCGAACCGATTCTTGAAATCCGTGACGGACAGGTTGGAAGTGATATGATACTTCTTCTGATGGGACTGGTATATCTCGTACCTCGCGTATAGGAACTCGTCTATTACGCTGTTAAGGCTGGTGCCGTAGCTTTTCTGGTTCTCCGTCTCAAGACCGATATCGTTAAGGCAGATATCGAACGGGTTCCCTTCCATGCTCCCTTTCCCGGCCTCCTCGTTGTACGTGAACCTGTCTATGTGACCATGGATCTTGTAATAGTTCATCATCTGGGTCACGGATAGGTTCACGAAGCGTTTGGGGTTATCCGTCAATTTCAGGTAATCGGCGAATATCTGCATCATGAGCGTTTTGCCCGTTCCCGGATCTCCCACGATAAGGAGGTTCTTGTGCAGCTTATAGTTCTCCTCCGGGAATACGGACTCGGCCAACGGGCAATCGTTGAAATAATACAACAGGAATCTCAAAACCTTGTCATTCCCCCTGTCTGTCTCGAATTGCCGCCTCTCGATCCCTAGGTAATTACAACCTAGCGCCTTTATCATCCGGGCGTGGCTGATGTACTCCGTATCGTCCGAGAGATCGTACCTAGAAACGTTCTGTATAGTCCTTGCGTGCTTCTTCACTAGGTTGAACACCTGTTTTTGCTGGAGCCTCTCTTTTTCCGTAGGCCCCCGCATGGCTTGTATAGCCTCCGAAAGTTTCTTTTCTTGTTCCTCCATTATGTCTTTGATTATAAGCCCTTAGTCCTGTTCCCTGCCACCAATAGGTGAATCGTCTCTTAACGTCATCTATCGTTTTTAGCGTATCGCCCTCCCCGGTGGATACCATCCAAGCTAGGAAGTTATCCAGCTCGCCGGGAATGAGGTCATTGAAAGCGACGCTCAATCCCGATATCTGGCAAGCGTATCTGCGCCATTCCTCGTCCCCCAATAACTCATTCTTGAAATTCTCGAAAAGCGTCTCACGCGTATTAAGACTCTCTCTTAAAGTATTATCTTTATTATTATTTGGGTTATCGCTGGGTTGGCACTGGGTTGTTCTATGGGATATCAATTGAGTTATCAAACTCTCTAAGTCGTTTATTGAAAGGTTGTTTACTGGGTTACTTTGTGGGTTGCTTGTTGGGATATTACCATTGTATTCGTTGTATTTAACAAGAGTTATGACATTCATCCCTTGGCTTTTATCCGTAGTTATCATTCCTTTCCGTTTTAACTTGGCAAGAAATGTCTTGACTTTTTGTTCTCCCCATTTCCATTTACCAGCGAGGAAACGGTTTGAAGCCGGATATTGTCCTCTCCCATATGTTATTTCTCTACCTCCGATACATTCGATCGTGTCGGTTGCCTCAAATCGTGCCGATTGTATTAGATCAAGCCACGCTTCGCACTCCGAGAATGTCCGGGCTGCTTCCCACATTTCATTAGAAAAAAACTTACGAGAGAGCATTATGAAACCCTTATCCATATACTAAAAATCAAAATCCGGAGACTCTCCGCTCTGCAAGGACTTTAGTTTCTGGTCTACAAGGTGGCTTACGTCCCATATGTTTACAGGTTGTATTTGCAGGTTCTCCGCCATTTGCCTTGCCACTTCCTCGGAGACGGGATTTATAGCGTATATGGCCCCCGATGAGAGGAAGCGGGTGAAGCCGGGTTGGTTACTTGTATCCGGAACGTCTACCCGAAGCATATTCGTACCGGCCACGTTCTGTTCCGTACATCTTCCCGCTATCCTTGAATGGCCGAATAACTCGACCACGCACCATAAATCAAATTTCTCTTGTTCCATATTATCTTCTCTTTTTAAAAGTGTTACAAAATCTCGTGGAGTTAGCTACCCGTCCAGCATCATGTATGATGCACCAAACGCATAGCCCCTTGTGAGGATGTCCGTTGGCGCAATCGCCACATTTCACCTTTTCTTGCTCGTCTTTCTTCTTCGCCATTTCAATCCTTTATGCCTTTCTGATCCCTCAAATCCTTTATGCGTTTCTTGTAATCTTCGATCATCAATTGGTAATCGAATGCCGAGAGTTTAGAGATAGAGTGCTTTTTCACCTCAAGCTCGTTAATTACTTTTATGCCATACTTATTTATCAAGCCCTTGGCATAACCGATGTTGTTGCCCTCGTCGAAACGGTTGCAAGACCTGCATTGAGCGTTGCAGTTTCTCTCGCTGTATCTGGTACCCATATGTGACCGGTTGACGAAATGTCCGCAATCTGCCTCTTTCCAATGCACGATCTTCCCACAGCTTATGCAACGGCAATAACCGTTGTTGTCAGCATCCCTTATTCTTATAAATACGGAGAATATACGGTCTAGTCTGTTCTTTAAAGAGGTTATGTTCTTTACTTTTCCCATGGATGTTTTCTTTTTTCGTTTATTAATAAGAATCCTGCCAAGATCACTGCTATAAGTCCTAGTATCGCGGTGATAAGGTATATGGCCATTGTTAAGTGATCTAAATCTTGTATTGTTCCCATGATTATATGTTTGTTATTCGTGGACGGTGCCGGGATCGAACCGGCCTCTTTACGTCATGCGCACTCCGTAACGTTTCATCCCGGAATACTTACCGCCCGAAATCCCCGCGTATCCTCACGGGCGGCGGGGATAATCATTACTAAACTAAATCTAATACCATGAAAAACACACTAATATCAATATCAAACCTCTAGCTCTTCAATTAAGAGTTGTCCACATCCCATGAACCATACTTGGGAAGCTGGTGATTTCTGGAGCAAGGCGATCTCTATTGCGGCCTCCTTGAACTTGCTCTTGTCATGCCCGGCCTTTTGCCTGATGAAGGATTGCGTTCTCGTAATGAGATCTCCGTCCCCTTCCTTGGGATCACGGGTTATGATATCCTTGCACTCTCTCATCTTATCCTCTATTGATTTAGAGGTGTCGGACAATGATTTCTCTATCTCTTTTTTATCGATATCTACAACTCTCTTATTGACATCCGCGTTGAACGGGAATACGTCCATGATCATTGTCTCCGTGACAGAGGCTATGGTGTAATCCGCCATTGTCCCCTTCATGCCTTCTTCTAGCACGGTTATGGCCTCTTTTAGACTAGAGGCTTGGGCAAGCATTTGTGCGGCGGTTTTCTTTTCCGCTCCGCTCTTCTCGTCCAACGTTATAAAATAAACCTTGATCTTATAGAACCGGTCACCATTCTCGTTGAAGAATAATTCGGATAAACGAGCTCGTTTGATGTCTGTTACCGTGAATTCACCCGTGATGAAGGGGCGGATCTCCTCGATGATGCGAGCTTCCGCTTCCGTAAAAGACAGGGCGTCTACCAAGTAAGGCTCGGTTACTTTTTTCTGCGTGCCATTTTCCAGCATTTTCTCGTAAGAGACCTTGCACTCAAACCAATTTGTCATAACTTATTGATAATTAATACCATATTTCTTTCTTTCGTATTGTGGGATATACCCCTTACAAGGGGTGTTCCCCACAAATAAGACCGATTCCGGCCTTACAGTTTCCCCATCTTTTTTAGACGGGTCTGTCCAATGCCTCTGCCGTTGATGGCAAAGGCAATGTCTTTTAGAACATGCCTCATTGAGGCATAATATCAGTTCTTTCATTATTCTTGTATTGTGGGTCTGGAATCTCAATACCTATATAATTAAGCGACCATTCCCTGATTACCTGTAAATATGTGGCGAAAGTCTTCCTGTCCATTTCCTTGGTGGAGTCGGGGATGTCTATGATCTCTCCGGAATGGTAATTCACGTATCTATCAGAAAACGTCCTCTTGCAAAACTCGTGGACTTCTTGGGTAGTCGTATAAGCGTAGCCTATATCTTTGAGTCCCTCGAGCAGGAGAGGGTAGACCACTCCCCACAGATACCTGTTTTGCTCGCCGGATCTTAGATCTCCGACGGGATATATCGTCACTTGGTAAGTACCGGGTGGATATCCGGCCAGCTCACAAAGGAACTCCGTCAAATCCGTGTCCGTCCCAGTCTTCTCTATCTTGACCATGGCCGTGTAAGGTTTATGTCCAAGCCCGGCGTTGCCACGAAAGTCGGTCGTTGGGTAGCCTCGCTTACTTTCTCCTTGAATAAGACCTCGTCACTATTGTCATCGGACAAATGGAGCAGGATTATGTTGTCAACCCCCGAGAGGTCGTTAGCCTCCAAGGTTGTCACGCATGTTCCTAGCTCCATATGGGATAGCAATGTCCGGTCTCGTCTGGACTTGTTTATCCTCCCTTCCGTTACGTTCCTGTCTAGGATAGACCTGTCGTAATTGCACTCGATCATGACGTGCCTGAGATTCGGGAACCGATAATAGAGCATGTACGTGTCCGTGGCGAACAGGATAGGCCCCATGTCCGGATGGTCTATGAGAAAACCCAGAGGCTCCTTGGCGTCATGGGCGATCTTGAAAGGGACTATGGAGAAAGCCCCGGCCATTACGGTAACGCCTTCCTCGATCATCAATGGCAGGCGCTTGCTCGTAAAAGATAACGAGTTTATCGTACCGGATGACGCCAAACAATCTACCCCGTAATCAAGGAACTCGTTTATCCTTCCGGCGTGATCGCCGTGCTCATGCGATATCACGCATCCAACGACCTTCTCCAGATCGAAGAACGGGAGGCCGTTGATGTTCTTGAAAGGTACGCCGCATTCCAGTATCAGAATCTCCCTCTCATCATATAATAGGTAGCAGTTCCCCGAGGAGGAACTGCCCGCTACGTATAGTCTCATCTTCTCATCCAGTTAGGCTTGCCTTGAGGGGCGTTATTAAATGCTTGCGTTTTGGGAGGCTCGGGATTGCCGGGATTGGGTTGATCTTCCATGACGGGAGAAGGATCGCTCGCCGCTTTCGCTTCTTGCTGGCACTTGAACTCTTCCTTGTTAGCCTTTTCCAGTTCCTCCTTCAGCTTGTCTTCCGGATTGATCTCAATGTAATCCACGTCCTCTATATCACGTGCCTCCTCCTGCGTGATCATTCCCATGCTGATCTCCGGAGCGTACGCCCTTTGCCAGAAGGAAGCCGCCCGGTATTGGAGCATCAGCCTAGGCATTGTCTGCCATTTAGATCCCGACTTGGTATACCAGCCTTCCTTTATTGCCATTTCCATGGTGATAGGGGTGGATTCCAATATCTCGTCACGGCCTTTCTCCGAGGAATAAGCTATACATTCCCAATTGTCGATCTCGATATTCAATGTCTTTGTCACGGCCTCTTTCCTTCCGTTCCTCCATTCATAGTCGGTATACGTCACGTTCTTGATCTTTCCTAGGTTGGTGAACTTATACCTTAACGGGGAGAATCTCCCGCATGAGTTGACCGTAGCGATGAGAAATTTTGCGGACCATGACGGACGGCCTTGTATGATATCGAGATTCTGCATGACCATCATATGGTCGGCGTTCATCCTTTGCGCCATGCTTACCGCTATCATGCAGTTCGCCACGGCCTTGCTCTCCGATCTCTTGTCCGTTACCCTATACGATTCGGGTACCAGATCGGAGTTCACGTACATCTTGCATATCCTTTGCATTGTCTCGAATTGTGCGGGATCGAAAAGATTGATCGCCATGTTTTGCGGTTGCGCCGCTAATACGGGAGTGTTCATATTACTTGTTTTTAATTGTCAATTCTTTATGTTCCGGTGATACTATCAGCGATACGACTTGCGTATCCGTGTCTATAAGTTCCGTGACGGACTCCCGGTTATCAAGGAATACCGGGGCGTAAACGTCATAGATACGAGAGAATGCCAAGGCTATGTCCAATCCCGCGTTTACCTTGGTGGCGGTGTTCTGCACGCCGAAGGGAACGCCATTTATATAGCACTCGCAACATTCCTTCTCGCCGCCGTTTATTTGCGGCTCGTACATCTTCCACTTGACCATGCGGAATAAGGAGTTGATCCTTTCCTCCATCATGTCCATCTTCTTATGTATGAACCTGTCCGCTATCATTTCTGTTTTCTCGTACCGGGCCAAGGATACGGCCAGATCCTTTTGCCTCGTCTCCAGCTCATCCACACGGGCCTTGGCCTTGTCGGAGTGTATCTTTCCGGAAAGCTCACCCTTTATTTCCTCTATCTCTTTCCTGATCTTGGATATCTGGTCTTTCACGGGAGACAGGTCATTGGATGTCACCACCGATCCGGATAATAGGTCTATATCCTCTTTTTTCTGGTCTATATCCTTGATGACATCCTTACGCTCCTCGTCTTCCGTATAGGCTGATACGAAGTGCTTGATGACTCTCCTGTCAAGAATATCAAGATTGGAGGATAGCTCCGTGCGTCTGGCATTAAGGGCGGTTATCTTGTTCTCGTACTCCGATATCATTTGGTCATATGACCTTAGAAGGGCATCGTTTTCCTCTCCCTTCTTGTTTATATCCTCCAAAAGGTGGGCCTTGCGGTCATGAAGGAATTTCTCCGTGAACTCCTGTCCGCATGTCGGGCATATGCGATTATCGCCTTCCACCTTACCGGAAAGGACCGCCTCGTATTGCGCTCCCAATTTGCTTAATATGTCGGATACCCTTTCCTTGGCCTTGGTATTGTCCGTTATACCCTTTGCGAGTCGATTGATCTCGTCATCTATGCCGGCGATCTCTCTCCTCGTCCTCTCTTTTTCGGATTCGAGATCGTTGGACTCCTTTTGATAGGAGGCCTTATATCGGTTCTCGATATCCATCTTTCTTCTTTCCAAGGAAGCGATCTCATTATATAAGGCTTGTATCTTGGAGTTGACATCCTTGTTCTCCTCTTGCACCCGTAGGTTCTCGTCCGCTATCCTCCTCTCCAGTTCCTCGGTCATGGTTTCCCGATCCTTGATTATGCCTTCCAAGGCGGTCCAGTCCTTATCGATAATGCCTTGTCTGGCCTCGTCTATCCGGGCGGGGATCTCGTCCAGCTCTTTCTTGATCGGCTTCTTCTTGGCGGCGATCTCTTTCCTGTACTCATCCATCGTCTTGCCGGTGCAATAGGATAGGAGCCTCTTGAAATCCTCGTTGTCCCCGATAATCTCTTCCTCGCTCGGCTCCCCGGCCGCTTGGATAAGAAGGTTCCTCTTGTCTTGCCATTTCAAGGTGTTGAAATAGGAGGAGGAAGTGATAAGCTTGAACCTGTCCTCGTCTAGGATGGAGTTTATCTTGGTCTTGAAGTTCGTGGCGTTACATGCCACTCCGTTGATGGAATACTCGGTGACGTTGCCGGAGAACTCGGCCTCTTCCGATCCTTTTTTCTTTGTCCACTTCTCCGAGTAGATACGCTCGAGCGTTAATTCTTGCCCGTCAAGATCGAACATTCCTCGCACGGAAACCTTTGAGTTTCTCATGTCTTGATCCCGGGGTTTGATCTCGTAGTCTTGCCGTCCTTGCGTGTCCTTGCCGAATAAAAGCCAAAGGAAAGCGTCGTTAACCCTAGTCTTACCAATTCCGTTCATTCCCAATATAAGCGTGTTCGTCGAGAACGAAATGCTGATTGTTAATCCCCTGAAATTGACAAGGGATAATTCTTTGATTGTAAGTCTCATGAATCCTGTTTTTATTAGTTATGTGTTTTGTAGGCCTCCGGGAGTCGAACCCGGACTAAGACCATCGGCCGCCCTTCCCTCACTACCGTGTCCCTTTCCTCCGGGCCAATGATATCGTCATGGCCTACCACTTGTCTAGGATATCGGTTGCCGGTCTGGGTCGGGGTTGCACCTCGTAAGGGCGGGATGTTACCAATTATATGAATCACATAGGAACCTAAGCTCCTCCATGCTCTCCTCATATTCCTCGTTGTCTTCCTCCCCGTCGTACTCCGGTTCGCCGTCGGGGTCTTTGATGTAGATGTCTCTCATATATCTTGATTTGTAGGCCTCCGGGAGTCGAACCCGGCCATCCCCATGTTAGGGGCGCTCTGCCGATAAGCTAAGGCCTTGAATTTATTCGATCTCGATAATCTCGAATTTTCCTTTCTTTATATATATCTTATGATTGTAGTAGTCTTTGACTATTCCATGATCGGAAACTGTGTTTATGTTCCCTGTGCAATCCTCCACATATGAGTTATCGTAAGCCTTGACCGTGGCAGAGCCGCAAGCCTCGACCGTGGCAGAGTCGTAAGCCTTGACCGTGGCAGAGCCGCAAGCCTTGACCGTGGCAGAGCGGTAAGCCTCGACCGGGGC